ACTTCAACAGCCCTAACTGCGTCTAGTATTACCACTGGTACACCTGTTGTTGACAGTGCAACTCTTAGCCAGAATCATGTTATCTCTGCAACAGAAATAACTACAGGCTCTCCTGTCGTTGACTCGACTGTGTTGGTACTGGTCACACCAATTTCAGCAGGTAGCATCACAACGGGTACTCCTGTCGTTGACGCAACAAGCATTGCCCAGACCCACGCTATCAGCCTAACAGCAATTACCACTGATGTACCTGAGGTAAATACTTCTAGTCTTGCTCAAGTCCACATCTTTACTTTAAATACTATTACCACTGGTGTACCTGAAGTAAATACCTCCAGTATTACTCAAGTGCATCCCCTTACACTTGTTGGTATCACTACAGGTGTTGTTGAAGTAAATTCTTCTAACATCTCTCAAGTCCACAATATAAACCTTACTGGTATTACTACTGATGTACCTCAGGTAAATACCTCCAGTATTGCTCAAGTCCACAATATAAACCTTACTGGCATCACTACTGGTACACCTCAGGTAAATACCTCCAGTATTGCTCAAGTCCACAATATAAACCTTACTGGCATCACTACTGGTGTGCCTCAGGTAAATACCTCCAGTATTGCTCAAGTGCATCCATTTACACTTGTTGGTATTACCACTGGTACCCCTACAATAGGTACGGTAGTACTTACCCATATTCACGTACTTGCACCTGCTGGTATCACTACTGGTACACCTCAGGTAAATACTTCTAGCATTTCTCAAGTCCACAATATAAACCTTACTGGTGTAGTTACTGGTGTGCCTCAGGTAAATACCTCCAGTATTGCTCAAGTGCATCTATTTACACTTGTCGGTATTACTACTGGTGTGCCTCAGGTAAATACTTCTAGTATTGCTCAAGTTCATGGCCTTACTTCCTCAAGTATCACTACTGGTGTGTCTGAAGTTGGGACTAGTGTACTATTAATCAGGTACGATTTTACCACTACTAGTATCACTACTGGTGTTCCTAGTGTTAGTCAGTCTACTATTGCTCAGACTCACAACTTCTCTGCCTCTGAGATACTCACTGGTGAGCCTGAGCTTCCTGTATATCCACTTCTACAGAAGCATTTGTTTAGTCTTGTTAGTATTATCACTGGACAAATTGAAGTTGGTGTGGTACAACTGACGGAGATTTACAATCTTACCCTTGGTGCTATCACCACAGGTAATTCTATAGTTTCTCCCTCTATAGCTGTCATTAAGGTATACCTACCAGACGACTTTAATATGGAGAGAATCGGTTACATCTCTCAAGAATCTTTCCGTGTAGTGTCAGTAGATACTGGAGAGAAGAGAGTTCGCCATATACAACCAGATGTTCTTAGGTCTGCTGACGTAAGCGCACCAGTTTCTAGAGTTGCCACTGTGGCATCAGAGATCAGCAGAATTGCGAGAGTGAGTTAATATGAGTCTTAAGTGGCCCCCAAAAGATAAAGATGAAACTCTCGACTACAGCCTTGATTGGTCTAGGGCACTAGAGGGTGGTGAAACTATTAGCACTGTTACTTGGTCCATTGTCAATACTTCTGATGTAAAGGTCAGCTTTGGTATTGGCGTAACTGTGGACAGCCTTAAGAACTTAACCCAGACTAACACCTCAACTGTAGCTACTATATACCTTCAGGCAGGTCTTGATAACCAAGAGTACCAACTGTACTGCAGTATCCTGACCTCAGCGGCTAGAGTTAAAGAACGTACTGTAAAGATTAGAATCAGGGAGTATAACTAATGTCTAGCTACAACTTCCTTGGATTAGTCAATGATGTGAACAACCTACTCAACGAAGTCGAACTTACACAGGCTAACTTTAGCACCGCTGTTGGTTTCTACTCCGCTGCAAGAAGTGCTATCAACTCTGCAATTAGAGAAGTGAATCAGCAGCAGTTCGAGTGGCCCTTTAACCATGACACCCAGAAAGAGTATCTGATTGAGGGTGATGTTCGTTACTATATCCCTCGTGATGTGAAGACACTGGACATGGACTCCTTCCGTATCATTCGTGATGATGACCTAGGTAATGAGACAGTGAGACTTAAGCTACTCTCTTACGAAGACTACTTGGATAAGTACCTAGACTACGAGTATAACACTAACACAAGTCTCCGCAGTTTACCTAGATATGTCTTCCGAACTCCCTCTCTTGAGTATGGTGTCGTTCCCCCTCCAGATAAAGCCTACCCTATTGCGTATGAGTACTACCGTAGCCCAGTTGATTTAAACCTCTACTCAGATGTACCTAGTATCCCTGAGGACTTCCGTTATGTGATTGTGAATGGTGCTATGGTCCATGCTCATACATTTCGTGGTGACAATGAAAGCTCCCAGTTAAGCCTTCAGAAGTTTAATGCTGGTATCAAGGATATGAGAACCATCTACATCAACCGTTATGACTATGTCCGCTCTACTGTAAGGAATCAGTAATGCCTTCGAACTTAGAGACATTCCCCATTGAATTTAGGGGTGGCCTAATCTCTAACTTGAACCCCCTTCAACAGGGTACCAATAAGGTTGGGTCAGCTACTATTCTTCAAAACTTTGAGCCATCTAAGAACGGTGGTTATAAGAAGGTATTGGGCTATACTAAGTTTATTTCTGCTGCTCTTGCTGGTTCTGGTAACGTATTAGGTGTTAGGGTTGTAAGCTCCTCTGAAGTGATTGCAATCCGTAAGAACAGTAGCAACGTCTCTCAGTACTATATTGGATCAGGCAGTACATGGACATCTCTTGGTAGTGCAGCATTACTTGGTGGTAGAGTTAGACATGAGGATTACAACTTTACTGGTGTAGATAAGATCATGTTTGTAGATGGGGCAAACTCTCCTGCAGTCTTTAACGACTCTACAAATGCTCTGACTTTTCCATCACTACCTGCTGAACTAACTGGTGCTGAACATATTACACAATACAAGAATGGGCTATTCATCTCTAAGGGAACAAACCTTTACTTCTCTGCGCCCTTTTCTGATACAGACTTTACTGCGGCTAGTGGTGGTGGTGTTATCAATGTTGGTCACCAAGTTACAGGACTCTTTGTATTCCGTGATCAGTTGATTATCTTTAGCAGAAGTAAGATTCAACGTATTACAGGCAGTTCTATTGGGGACTTTGTGCTTAATCCTGTGGCTGAAAACATTGGCTGTCTGTACGGAGAGACTATACAGGAAGTCGGCGGTGACGTTATGTTCATGGCTGCGGATGGTCTAAGACTTCTGAGTGCTACTGAACGTATTGGTGACTTTGGTCTTGGTGTTGCATCTGCTCCAATCAGCAAGGACGCTATATCCTTTATCAACAGTACTACTACCTTCTCAAGTATTGTCCTAAGAGAGAAGGCTCAGTATCGTGTGTTTGCCTTTAGCGAATCCGTACCGACTGCATCTGCTAAAGGGCTTATAGCTACAAAGTTCTCTGATCAGGGTACTGATGAAATTCACTGGGCCACCCTTAGTGGTTTTAGATCATTCTGCGCGCATGGTCTGTATGTCGTTGGGCAAGAGCTGACTGTCTTTGCGAATAGTGACGGTTATGTTTACAAACTAGAGTTTGGTTCTAGTAGAGATGGTGCTACTATTGAGGCAGTCTTTAAGTCTCCCCATATGCCTATTAGTGATCCGCAGATACGTAAGACCTTTTATAAACTAGCCCTTTATGCAGAGACTACTGGTACTCTTTCAGTTTCTATAAATCTAGATTTTGACTTGTTTAAGGTTGATAACTACACAGGTGGATTAGCTAATACTATCGTTATCTCTAGTGAGTCTACTGGGGTATTTCTTTATGGTAGTCCCTCCTCAGTGTATGGAACCTCTACTTATGGTGGCGCACTAGACAATGTTTTAAATACTAATGTTATCGGTAGTGGTAAAACAGTATCACTTCGTATAGAAGACTCGACAACAAACCCCACGTTCAGCTTAGATACTGCTGTCCTTGAATATAGAATTAACGAGAGAAAGTAAAAACATGAGTGGATATATTCGTCAGGATACCTCGAACAACATTGCAACTGGTAGTGTCATTAACGCCACAGACCTTGACAATGAGTTCGATGCAGTTGTAAGTGCCTTTAATAGCAGCTCTGGTCACAAGCATGACGGTACTTCTGGTGAGGGTGCGCCTATCACTGCTACTGGTCCCTCTCAGGATGTTGTTACTTCTGCCATTGCAATGTCCCCTAAGACAAACAATACTATTGACTTAGGTACTACTTCACTCAAGTACAAGAACCTGTACACTGCGGGTGTGGCTAATATTGCTTCTCTGGTTGCAGACACTGCTGACATTAATGCTGGTACTATTGATGCTACTGTGATTGGTGGTACTACGGCTGCTGCTGGTACATTCTCCGCTTTGGTTGCTTCCTCTGCCACTGTTGGTGGGGTTACTGTCGCTAATACCACAGGTTCTCAGACACTTACTAACAAGACGATTAGTGCAGACAGTAACACCCTGAGTGGCATTGCGGCTTCTAGTTTTGTATTGTCTGATGCCTCTGGGAATATTGATGGGGCTGCTGTTCAGAAGGCTATCCCTTCTGGTGTAGTTGTTGGTACGACTGATACTCAAACCTTGACTAACAAGACTATCAACCTTACCAGCAACACTCTAGTAACTACCTCTGCACAACTTCTTGCTGCACTGACGGATGAGACTGGTACTGGTTCTGTAGTGTTCTCTGCAAGTCCTACTCTAACTGGTACACCCATTGCTCCTACTGCTACTGTAGGCACCAACACTACTCAGATTGCTACCACTGCTTTTGTGACTGCTGCTGTCACTGCTGCTACTACGGGTACAGTCACTGTCACTACTTTGAACACAACAAATCTGGCTCTTGGTGGCACTACCCTCACTGTGTCTGGGGCTGAACTTAATTTTGTTGCGGGTGTTACTTCTGCTATTCAAACACAAATCGGCAGCTTACAATCACAAATTACAGATAGGGCAACCATTGCAAGTCCTACCTTTACTGGTGTCCCACTGGCACCTACTGCTGCTGTAAGCACTAACACCACTCAGATTGCTACCACCGCTTTCGTACAGGCTGCTCTGTCTGGCTCTGGCCTTGGTGATATGCTTAAGGCTGTGTATGACAGCAATAGTGATGGTGCAGTGAACCTTGCAGATGCTTGGACTACTGCCAGAACTATCACCATTGGGTCTACGGGTAAGTCTGTAAATGGCTCTGCTGATGTTACTTGGACTGCTGCAGAAATTGGTATCAACGATGCTACTCTGACGCTGGCTACATCTGGTATTGCCACTGGTTCTCAGACCTTTACTTCCAACCAGTCTACTGCTGCTACCTTCACTGTCAACGTCCCTGCTACTGACCTGACTGCTACTGCGGGTACTACTGCTGGCCCAACCATCAACTCCTCTACTGGTACTGATGTAGTTATTCCTTCTGCTAGTGCAAATGCCTCTGGTATTGTGACTACGGATGCTCAGACACTTGCTGGTGTAAAGACTTTCTCTACTAGTATTAGTACCCCCGCTGCAACCATTACTACCCTAACCCTTGGTGCTACGGCTATTACTGCTACTGGGACAGAACTAAACTATGTTGATGGTGTTACTAGTGCTATCCAAACTCAGTTTAGTAATAAACAACCTCTTGATGCAGCCTTGACCTCTATCTCAGGTCTTACAACCGCTGCAAACCAGATGATCTACACTACTGCTAGTGACACCTATGCAGCCACTTCTCTCACACTTGCAGGTAGGCAGTTGCTAGATGATGCGGATGCTGCGGCTCAACTTGTAACTTTGGGTTTGACTGCGACTGCTGCGGAGCTTAATGCCCTTGATGGTATCACTGCGAGTGTTGCAGAACTAAACTTTGTAGATGGTGTTACTAGTGCTATCCAAACTCAACTTAATGCTAAACAACCTCTTGATGATGACCTAACTGCACTTGCTGCTATTGGTACTACAGGTATCCTTGTCCGTACTGGTGCTGGTACTGCTGTCACTAGAGCTATTGCTGCTGGTACTGGTATCTCTATCGCGGATGGTACAGGTGTAGGAGCTAACCCAACTATTACGGCTTTGGCATCTAACAATTATCAAGAATTTACAGCGTCTGGCACTTGGACAAAACCTATCGGTCTTCACGCAAACGCTATTGTGACTATAAAAGTGTGGGGTGGCGGCGGAGGTGGTGGGCGTGGCGGTTCGAATTATACTATTGGGAACGGTGGCGGTGGCGGTGGATACGCTGACGTCTCGATCCTTGCTTCTCAACTTGGAGCCACAGAGACAGTCACGGTGGCTGCAGGTGCAATAGCCAAATCCACTGCAGGCGATGGGAACTCTGGAGGTAGCAGTTCTTTTGGCTCTATACTAACAGTCTATGGTGGAACTGGCGGCGGTGGTAATACAAACGATAACTCTGTAGGTGCGGCGGGTAGCTATATGGCAACGGGTTATCCCGGGGACGGGTCTTTCCGCGCCACCTACGGGTCAGCTGCTGGCAACGTAACCACATATCCTGCCTTTAACGGCGGAGGTGGTGGAAAAGGCTTTAGCGGAGCGACAGGCTATGGTAATAACCTTAGCTTATTTGGGGGAAATGGTGGTGCTACAGCAGGGGCATCAGGATCAGCTCCTGCTGGTGGTGGTGCGGGCCTTAACACAAATAGTGGATCAGCTGGGGCTGGTGGGCGTGGTGAAGTTCGCGTTTGGATTATAGGAGGGATGGTATGATTAAAGCTCAGATTGAAGACGGCATTGTGGTCAACATCATTGTCGTTGATCCAGATAATATTCCCGAATGGTGCGCTGATTGGCCCACTGCAACTGAGAGTTGTAATATTGGCGGGGCTTATGTTGATGGTGTGTTCATCCCCACCAAATAACACTTGCAGTATACTTAGTTTTAGAGTAAGATAAAAGATAGTTTCTGGAGAGATATAGTGGACTTTTCCCCCCAACAAAAATACAACCTACTTACAGCAATGGGTTACTCTGGTTCTTCCCAAGCTCCTGAGATGGATGCCTTTGTTCAGTCTAACCCTAGGGCCGCTGCTCTCATGGGTAAGTTTACTCGTGTCGTTAAGAAACGTGCTGGTATGGTTGAGGGTGGTGTTGTAGGTAGTCCCCCACAGTCTGATGGTTCTAAATTAGCTGAGACAGTCATTCAACAACCTGAGGCTCTGACTACTAAAGCGGAGGTAGCAAAGGTAGACATTAGTCCAAATACCCTTATCTCTGATACTGTAGGTAAAGTTGAAACTCCATCTGCTGCTACTGCAACTACAGTTGGTACCACTGCTAAGGCTGAAGCACCTACTGCTGCACCTGCTGCTACTGTGGAGGCTACCAATGTTGCTGCTGATGTAGCTAAAGTAGCTAATGAAACACAGGCTGTTACAGGTGAGGTCAGAGATGAGAATCTTGTGACTGCTGCTCAAGGGAACCTTTCTTCTGGTGCTACAGCTACTGCAGATACTTTCGACAGAAGCAACCTACAGACTGTAGAAGCTGGTACACTTGGTGTAGGTGATAAAGAGATTGTTTCTCCTGCAGGTCAGACTGCTACAGCTATTAAGACGGAGGTTGCTCAATCTGAGGGTGTTGCTCAGGCAGTAGCAGAGGCTGGCACTGTTCAAGCAAATGAACTCCCCGTAGCTGCACAGATCAAAGACTCTGAGATGGCTCAGGCTACTGCAGTTGTTTCTGCTGGGTTGTCTGCGGATGCTACAGCGGTTGCTGCTAAACTAGAGAAGTTCAGTGTAAGTAATGAAACTCTTGCAGAAGCTATGCAGGGTAAAGTTGGTCCACTTGATACTGTTCAGGGTCAGCTCTCTGAGTTGATGAAGAGCTTCAATGATGGTACTCCTGCATGGGCTGCTGGGGCAATTCGTGGTGCTAATGCTGCTATGAATGCTCGTGGCCTTGGTGGTTCCTCTATGGCTGGTGCTGCTATCCTACAGGCTGCTATGGAGTCTGCTATCCCTATTGCAAGTCAGGATGCTGATACTTTCAACAAGATGAATTTGCAGAACTTGAATAATCGTCAGCAAGTCTCTCTTGCCAATGCTGCAGCACAACAGGGTCTACAGTTACAGAACCTTAACAATGAGCAACAAGCTGCTCTACAAAATAGCTCTAACTCTTTCTCCCTGCAAAGTCAAAACCTCAGCAATATGCAAAGCACTATTATTGCTAATGCTCAGATCAAGGCATCTCTTCAGGGTCAGAACCTTAGCAACCAACAGCAAGCAAATCTTGCAACTGCAGCACGTTATGCAGAGGTAGCTAATGTAAACCTGAACAACCGCCAACAAACTATGCTTCAGAATAATATGAATGCTGTGAACACTGATCTGGCAAACCTTTCTGCTAGACAACAGGCATACGTGACTAACGCAAACATTGCGGCAACCCTTCAGGGTCAACAGATTAGTAACCAACAACAGGCTGCTATTGCGAATGCTTCGAGATACTCTGAGGCAGCAAACATTACATTCACCGCAGGACAACAGGCTGCTCTACATAACTCCACACTCATGCAGACTATTGGGCTTGCAGACCTTGATGCTAAGAAGGCAGCTACCCTACAGAATGCAGCCACTACGGCACAGATGGATATCACTAACCTCAATAATCGTCAACAGGCTGCAGTACAGAATGCTAATGCTTTCTTGCAGATAGATATGACTAACCTGAACAATGAACAACAGACGGAGATCTTCCGTGCCCAAGCAAACGTCAATGCAATCCTGACTGATGGTGCTGCTCAGAATGCTGCTAAACAGTTTAATGCCTCTAGCGAGAACCAGACGAACCAGTTCTATGACAGCCTAACAGCTAACGTCTCTCAGTTCAATGCCAACCAAACCAATGCTATGAAGCAGTTCAATGCTGGTGAGGTCAATGCCGTCGATAAGTTTAATACTCAACTAGAGGCCCAGCGTAACCAGTTCAATGCAACTAATGGTCTTGTGATTGCTCAGGCTAACGCAGTCTGGAGACAGAATGCAACCACTATGGATACCGCTACTCAGAACAATGCTAATGCTGCTGCTGCCTTGACTATGAATGGGTTGACCACCAGAGCTATGGATGAGATTTGGCAGGGAGAAAGAGATCGCCTTGCATTTGCCTTTACTACTGTCGAGTCTGATAAGGATCGTGCTGCACAACTTCTACTTGGTAATAAGCAGCTTGATGCTAACGCTAAGGTAGCTAGTGATGCTGAGGAGACGGCGCGGTCCAATTTTATTACTAAGATTATTTTTGGAGACTGGTAATGGATTACCGCAGAAACTATAGCAATGTTCTTTCTCTTGCAGAGCGTATCCGTGAGGGTGCTGCACAGGGTAAGACAACTAAGGCTGGTACTGGACTTGCTGCTCGTATCACACCTGAGCCTCTTCCGGGTGAGCCTGACTTCCAGATGGTTACAGCTAACTATATGAAAGACATTCAGGATATGTTTGCAAATACCAAACCCTTCTTGGAAGAACCAGCTAGTCAGGATGAGATACAGAAATACTTGGACACCCTAGAAACAAACAGGACTACAGAGAACCTCAATGCTCCTAGTGCCAGAACAGAGGGTCACAGAGATAACAGCCTTCTCTCACAACTAATTTACTCTGAGTCTGGTAACAACCCCAATGCGTCTCGTGTGAATGATGATGGCAGAAGGTTTGTTGGACTGGTACAGATGGGTGAGGCTCGTCTTCAAGACTACAACAAAGCTAATAAGGCGAATGTCAAACTAGATGACTTCAAGGGTAATCCTACTCTAGAGCGGTCTGTGATTAGCTGGCACATGAGAGACTTAACCAACCTAGCAGAAGAAATGTCAGCTAAGACTGGTATGGATGTAAATGGTCTTGTAGCTGTGGGCCACCTAGGTGGACGTACTGGGATGACTAAGTTTGCTACATCTGGTGGAAAATATAATAAGCGGGATGAAGAGGGTACACATCTGATGGATTACTATACAAGGTTCAAAAGTAAATGAGAGAATTTAGTGCGCCTATTCCGGGGCAATCCTTAACAACCCCTCCTAAGAATTATGCTTGGGAGCGTCCCCCTGAGATCAATGACCCAGAAGAAGCAATGCAGATGCACCTTACTCGTATCTCTCAGCCAGAGATGCTTGATGCAGTTATGAATGCTATTGATTTACAGGGTTTAGATATTCAAACAGTTACTAACGGCATCATTCGTGGTGCTGTCTCTAAGGGTATTCACTCTATTGATGTTGGTATGATGGTAGCTCCTGTACTTCATGAGTTTATTAAACAGTCTGCAAAGGCTTTAGGTATCGAAGCTGATGATGGGTTTGTCGATAAGAAAGCTAAGGCTGCGGAGCGTGAGGCTGTCATTGCGGGTAAGGCTAGGAAGATGCTTGCTAAGATGGGGGTTAAGCCAGCGGAGATTGCTATGGCTGCTGAGGAGGCTGCTCCTGAGGCTGCTCCTGTGGCTCCTGAGGCTGCTCCTATGGAACCTGAGGCTGCTCCTATGGAACCTGAGGCTGCTCCTATGGAACCTAAAGGCTTGATGGCACGGGGAGAGATGTAATGGGTTTCTGGCAAGGGTTGAATGAGGGTCTTTCCTACGTTATGGAAGACAAGGCTCGTAAGAAAGAACTAGAGGCTGCTCGTCAGGAACGTCTTGATGAACGTACTGCTAATCTCGCAATAGAAGAGAAGCGTTATCAGCAAGCTAAACTTGATGAAGAGGCTAAGTATAAGCGAGGAAGAACAGATGCTTGGGCAGATAATCTAACAAAGCTTCAAGTACAAAAAGAAATGGATGATCGTGCAGCAGCAACTATGAGTGCCACTGCGAGTAAGTTTATCAGCCGTCTTGGAGATGCCGACCCTGAACTATCAGCGGCCCTAACAAAAAACCCCTCTGTTGCTGCGGCTCTGGAGGAACAAGCTGCTGAGGCTGAGAAGGCTGCTAAGAAGGCTGGCCTATCCTTCCCCTATCAAGGAGAGGTTCTTGCAGGTATGATTGATTGGAGTTCTACTGGTACCGCCACCCTTGCTCCACCACCACCTATCAACTTTTCACCCCAAACTCAAGAAGAATATATATCTTCTCTGACTACCTTGGTAACACCCACACAGCCAACTGTCAACGCAGCCCTTAGCGCAGACATCTTCTTTATCCCTGACCCTGCTAACCTTACGGAAGGTGAGGCACTTGTGGATACTAAGATTCTTGATCTGGCTAACCAGAGGCTGCTAGAATTGGGGCCTGATGCGGAAGGTTATGCAGACTTGCAGACTTTAATTGAACAATACCCAACAGCTAATAGTGCTGGTCGTATCGAACTGGAGAAACAGTTTGGCCTTCCTGCATACCAAGCAGTTGTGAATATGGATAACGACTACACTAGGGGTATTGATAAGAGTGCAAGATTTGCAGACTTTGCATACATTACCTTTGCACAATCCGTGATCCTCTCGCCAGACACCACTCAAGAACAGAAAGACTTAGCAGTTAAGAAACTTCAGGAAGAGTTCGGTATTGCACCCGCAGCAGTCACTGGTGTAAGGAGATAATCAATGGCAGATCCTATTACTGACCGCCTTAACCAGAGGGGGACAACTGCACCTGTGGTTGCTCAAACCCCTCTTATTGCACCCACAATGAAGAAAGACCCTATCACACTTCGGTTGGAGAGTTTGGGTAGTTCTACTTTGTTTACTCCTAAGGCAGTCCCCACAGAACCAGAGGTAAACCCTTTGGACTATAGTAAGCAAACCTATTCTGAATCAGACCTTGTGAAGGATGAATATTTTTACCCTATTCAGGAGTATATGATTGATCGTTATGGTACTCATATGCGTGATCAGGATAGGGATGAGACTGTCTCTCAGTATGTAAACAACATGAGAGGTTTTGCTGGTGGTAACTCGTGGCGGTCTGTGCAAGAGATTATGTACCTTAACAACAAAAATGACAACCCTGACAGTATGGCTAAGGCTGGTCAAGCATATGAACTCTTTAACAATATGCAGGGTCTTGGTGGGGAGACTGGCTGGGGTGAGAAGGGCGCAATCTTCTGGGACTACACTCGTTCTGCTGTGGCTGATCCTGTCAACCTTCTTGGTGGTATTATTGGTAAGGTTGCTGGCGGGGCTGGTTCTAGAGTAACCTCTATGACAGCTATGTACGCTGCTAAAAGGGTCTTTGAGAAAAAATTAATTGAAACTGGTAGTAAGAAAATTGCAGCCGAACTCGCACAAAAGTCTCTGGCGGCTGATGCTTCTAGGGTAGCGGCTAAGGTAGCCGCCAAGACTGCTGAAAGACAAGCTATTGTCACTTCTTCTACGAACACTCTTCAGCGTATGACCAGTAAGGTTGCACTCAAGGAAGCTGCTATCCAAGGTGGTATTGAGTCTCTTGCCAGTATGGGTACAGACTACTTATATCAGGATGCTATGCTAAGAACCCTTGTTCAAGACGATTATAATATATATCAGACAGGTCTTATGGGTGTTGCTGGCTTGGTGTCTGGTGGCCTATTCTCTATGGTGAGTAATGCTCGTACAGGTACATCTGAGATTGTTAGCCCTAACCCTTTCAAGACCACCACTAAGGGTGCTAATGTTATCAGCAAGCTTGTCAATCAAACAGGTAGTGTACCCCCCGGACCCCCCGGAACTGTATCCCCACCTATGGGCAACTGGCTAAAAGATATTAGCAAGGGTGTAGAGCTAAGAGATCAGGATAACGAGTTCTTCGTCAAGATGATGCTTGGTGATAAGACTAAGGGTCTTAAGGGACTTGGTTCTATCTTGGCAGAAGATGGCTATGGTTGGGTTTCTCGTGGTGAAGATGATAAAATTTCTAACTGGATTGGGGATATTATCAAAGAGTCTGACCCCCAAGATGCCAAGAAGTTTATGGATGACTTTGTTACTGCCACTGGTATCACTATGGATGATGGTAAGGCACTTACTCTTGAGTCCTTTGCGAACACCTTTAAGAAGAAGATGAGTGATAGCGGTATCATCCTTAATGGGGTATCCCAACTTGCTGCCCTTCTTGGTCGTGACGCTAAGACTATCACTGGGGATGAGTTTGTAAGTTGGCAAAATTACGGTATCCTGCCAGAGTCTGCTCAACAGACAACTCGTCTTGGTACCTTCCTTAACAAACACGGCGGACAGCTTGTAAACCGCGACATACCTAATTTCCAAGACAACGTCATTAAGTTGATGGTTTCTAACTTGGCAACGACACAACTAAACATTGCTGGCTTTTCTATGGCCACTTCTATGAACAGTGCTACAGATATTACTCGTGCCCTTATCATTGGGGGTAGGGCTGCTATAGCTTTAGTGACTAATCCTACGGGGGCTAAGGAGCTGGGTATTAGTGCGATGAGCCTTATTCAAAACCAAGTGGTTAAGTTCAAGAACCTTCTTGACATCAACATGACTTACGATGCTTTCCTAGCTTATGCCAAGGTTAGGCCGGGTTCTACGGCTAAGTTGACCCAGATGGGTTTTACAAATACTGCGATATCTAAAGAGTTTGATCCTACAAAACCCTTGTGGACCCAAGGGGGTGACATCGTTGTAGACTTTCTTGGTACAGCCAGCCTTAACCCTGCACAAGACTCTTACACAAAAGGTTTTGAGTTTATGTCTCAGATTAATAAGGAGATAAGCAGACCTGTCAAAGAGGGTGGCTTTGGTATGTCCTACAATAACTTTATGAAACAGCCTAACCATCACGAGCTTATGCTCACAGAAGAGTATATGCACGTTGAAGCTAGGGCTATTGATGAAACTCTCAGGGCCACCTTCTCAAAGAGCTACAACAACCCCGCCACCTCTTTGGGTAAATTAGCAGGGTTCATTGAAGATGCACGAAACATTCCGGGTATTGGTCTACTCGTACCCTTTGGTAAGTTTTTCAACAACCAAATAGCTATGGCATCTAATATGACTGCGGTTGGTCCTATCCTCAGTAAAATTCTTGGTGGTCAAAAGGGAAAGACTTCAGACGAACTAGCGGCTAGGGGCCTTGTGGCTTTTGGTATGTTTTGGGCGGTGTCAGATATTGAGATGGCGAACATAGACAAGGGTCTTGGTGTGTTCGAAGAGATTGATCCTTCTTCTGGTGAAGTTCTGGACCAACAATATGCGTTCCCTTATGGGGCAATCAAAGCTATTGGTCGTGTAATAGCACTTATCCGTAGGGGTGATGAAGTTCCATATGACCTTAAGAAACAGATTACTAACACCTATCTGGGGCAGCTCACCCGTGGTTTAAGTTCCTCTGGTCAGGGGGTTGGAGCCATTGCAGAAGCATTTATGGGTGGTGACGGACTAGAGGTTGTACAAGTTCTTTCTGACTCTCTTGGTTCTATTCCTTCTCAGGTTGTCTCTGCGGCTACTCGTCCCTTAGAACCACTTAATGCTTTGGCTGGACTTGCTCGTAAAGAAGGGTACTATACCCCAGATCGTAAGCAAGGCTTCAAGCTTATCAACCAATCCACTCGTTACATTGATCAAGTTGTGGCACTTGCAACTGGTAGAAGTCCGGGGCCACAGGCTTACAACACCTCTGAGGGTAAAGTAATACCTCAACCTACTCGTTTGATTTCTCCTAACAGGACTACGGTATTGACCAGTACAGAGCAAGTACTTAATGCTGTTGGTAGACAGGGTTGGCCCAAGGATATGCGGTCGGATTCTCCTGAGGCTAACAATAGATATAACCAAATCTTCCGTGAGATCATTGAGTCTGGTTCAAGAAAACTCTGGGATAGCCCCCAGTTTAAGTCAAGAAACCTCGAATACAAACAAGGTAAAGTGGACAAGCTATATGCGGATGCAAAGAAGGCTACCCTAAGCTATATGAAGAGGGTCGGTTCAAACTCTGGGGATAGTACCTTAGTTAAGATGATTGAAGTGTCCCTTTCGACCTCTGATCTAGAAATCAAAAGAGTTTTAAAGGACTTGGGATACACTAAGTCTATCGAAGACATGAACTTTGAAGAGCTTACTACCCTTGAGAATGCCATCAAGGTACGTGAGGATTGGATTAATAGGATTGGACAATAACATGGCTAAACAAACTAAGAAGCAGTCTGCTAAGGTCGCTAAGGTATTGGGTGAGTTCAAGGCAGGTAAACTACATGGTGGTATTGATCCCAAGGGGCCTAAGAAAGCCATGCTGGTTAAGAACCCCAAGCAAGCAATCGCTATCGCACTGGTACAAGCCGCTGCAATGAAGAAGAAGAAGTAACATGGCACCTACAAAATCCCGTGTGAACGAATCAGGGAACTACACCAAACCCACCATGCGTAAGCAGTTGTTCAATTCAATTAAGGCTGGGACTAGTGGTGGTGGTTCTGGTCAGTGGAGTGCCCGTAAGGCGCAGATGTTAGCTAAACAGTATAAGGCAAAAGGGGGTGGATACAAATGAGTAAGAATGCAACACACTATCTTCCTAATGGTAAGGTCTACACTGGGCCTACACATAAGTCTGGTACAGTTCTGATGACAGGTAAGACCCACACGGCTAAGAGCCAGAACCTGTCACACACACCACCAAAGACTAAGAAATGAAGAAGCCACAGAAGAGCCTCGCTGATTGGACCAAGCAGGACTGGAGGACTAAGAGTGGTAAGAACTCTACTCAAGGTTCAAAGGCTACAGGTGAGAGATACCTCCCCAAGAAAGCCATAGAGTCCCTTACCTCTGCTGAGTATGCCGCCACCACAAAGGCTAAGAGAGAGGGTACTAAGGCAGGGAAGCAGTTCGTTAAGCAACCTAAACGTATCGCAGCTAAGACAGCTACAAAAAGATAGGGGGCCAGAGGCCCCCTTAAGTCTAGTCTTCAAGCATATAGTCGGCCCATTCTTCGGCTTCTCTCTTGATCTCTTCCTTCCTGACTGGACCCTGTGACCTAGACAGTAAGGCATTCATTGCCATCCCCAAGAGGTAGATGCGGGATGTCATAGGCTTGGGTGGCCCATTGTATCGCTTCTTAGCCTTGAACTGCTTGGCCTCCTCTGCAAACTTGGTCAGGGGTAATACGTTCGAGGTTGCGGAAGAAAGCTTTGTTGAATCCAAACTCCCAGTCTCTGTACTTAGGGGTGTTGGGGTTGTAGGGGTTGGTTGTTTGTCCTTTTCCAAAGTCTTGGTATCCTTGTTCAAATGCGTTCATTCTAGAAGCTCTCCATGAGTGTGATTAGGCGGTTGTGATACCACTGAGCTTTCTTCAAGTCCTGTATCCCACCCTTGTATCTCCAGCGATGGTTGTACTTGGCGATGTTACCACGAAGATACCCAATGTATTCCTCGTCTGTTAGGTGATCCTGAATATAATCAATACATTCTATATTACCCTGACCCGCATAGTGTTGTGGGCTGTTGACTGCTTCACTCATAGTCCGTCTCCTTCAAAGGCTATGATCCACTGCTTACAGATGTCACTACGTACAATGTCATCCACTCCGAACTCAATGATGGGTATGGGCAGGTTGTGCTTCTTTGCTAGATGAATGATCTTAGATAGACCAGACTGCATAGAAATATCTGACTGCTTGATATCACCATTGATGACAACTTTACACTCTTTCCCGATACGTGTCAAGAACATCTTGATCTCAGCTACTGTGGTGTTCTGTGCCTCATCTAGGATGATGAAGGAATCTTTGAATGAACGACCACGCATAGTAGACAGGGGGGCCATCTCAATGTTTCCATTCTTGATGCCTGTCTCCACCACACCCTTACCTAGTTGCTCATTGAGAACATCAAGTACGGGTGCAGCCCAAGGTGCGAACTTCTCCTCCAGTGTTCCGGGAAAGAAGCCTAACTCTTTTCCCACAGCGATGTTAGGTCGGGTGAGAACAATCTTACCAATCTCTTTATTAGCAAGCATATTGGCTGCAAAGGTAGCCGCAATGTAGGTCTTACCTGTACCAGAGAAGCCACATACAATGACCTGATCGTAGGCAGTGAGAGCTTTGATATACTCCTTCTGTCTGTCGTTCAGGGCCTTCAGGAGGACAGTTTTTGATGCTGCCTCTCCCTCTGCATTCTTGTATCTAGTTGCCCGCTTAGACTTTGGGGATTCAATCATTACTTCTTTTCCATGTTTATACTAGATCAACGATCTCACAACTTCCACCAGCACAGGCAAACGTGCTTGTACCCTTAGAAGTGTCCTCAGTCTCGTACTCACTCAGCTTAGACCAATCAATACGCTCAGGCATCAGAGAAAGTGCCTCAAGGTATTCACGTTCAGAACACTCTTGGTAGGGTGCTTGCTGATACGTATGATCAGAGTGTGGCAGGAAGGATACACCAGAGACTTCATCGAAGTTCTTGTAGACCCAAGCGCCAACCTCCATCCACTCATCGTCCTTGACTGTAATAGTAACAGAAGGTTTGTGTTCACACCAGTGCCTTTGATAGGTCATCCACAGTTTAAGTTGTTCAATGGCAGACATATCATTGCGAGTGACAGCACCCAAAGGAGACTTCTGTGGAAAGGAGAACACAGTAGTAGTGTCAGGCTTCATCACATCAGGCTCACTTGGGACACCCTGATCTCGCATGAACTGAGTCAGTGGGTCTTTGTTGTCACCACGTACAGTACGAATGTAGTAGTTTGAGTGACGAGCATGAATACCACTAGCAGAATCGACAAGCTGGGAGACAGTGCCAGAAGGTTTGACACAAGTGATAGCAGTAGAAGCAGGGATACCAAGGCGTTCAGCCCACTCAGCATTAGTTTTAATAGCGACATTCTTCAGCTCCTCTAATATGTTAGGTAAGTCCCACTCATCATAAGTATCTGACATCATCTCATTGTCCATGATACCAGTAAGTGACACACCAAGTAGGCGTTCTTCTTCTGTGTTCTTCTGCCACACTTTACGCAGATAGGGGAAGTTAGTGAAGGTAGATTGGATAGTACCAAGGATGGTGGCTAGTCTTACCTTTTCTTCCAAGTCCTTAAATGTATCCGTTGCTCTGACCACGACCTCTGTGAGGTTACAGAATTGTTGTGGGCGAAGGATGATCTCACTGCACGGGTTAGTGCCAAAGTCATGGTTAGCATCCCGTCTCCCATTTTTAGCTGCTTGCTTCTTAGAGGCAGGGCGAGAGAAGATACCACGTTCCCCACTCTTACTCTCAACCAATGACAACCATTCACGCATGAAGGTTTCCATGTCAGGCTTCTCAGTGTAGGCCACAGAGTTGTTAGCCAAAGCACGTTGAGCATTCTTCTCCCACCACTGACCAGACTTAGCGTGACGCATACGATCATCACTCAGGTTGGACAGAGAGATCATAGCAGAGCGGCGTACACCACCAACCACAACCACTTCACCGATCTTACACATCAGGTCATGGCACTCCATAGAGGATAGCTTACGACCTGCTGCACCCTTGAAGGTGTTGATAGTAAAACTAAACAGTTCAACCAGAGGTGCAGGACCAGAGGCTCGACCACCAAAAGTCTTTAGCTTTGCACCCGCAGGACGTACCCTAGAGACATCCCACTTAGGAATCTCCCCTGCATACAGCATAGCGATGACCTTACGTAGTGCCTTAGCCCAGCCTTCCTTGCTGTCGTGTACTACGATCCAATCATCAGACGGGAAGAGCTTCTCAGGTACATCAGGCAACTTAGCTACGTACTGTCGTTCAACAGAGAAGCCAACACCAGTGCCACACAGTAGTATAAACATGGCCTCATCGAAGGACTTGGGATCATCCACTGCCATGTAGGCACAGTTGTATCCAGAGGTATTGTCACGCTCCATAGCAGGGCCAGCGGTCATCAACGCTCTCATTGAGGGCATGATGTCGAGGCTAAGGATAGCATTTTCAATAGCAGGGTACACATCCAAGATAACTCTTGTAACTACGTTCTCCATGTAGCGTCCAACAGTCTCGCCCCAAGTCTCCCGACGATTATATTCATCAAGCCAACGTGCATATCGTGAGGTGTGAATGAAGGCTTGGTAGTCAGTGGGTAGATAATTATTCATGGTTACTCCGTAAGAATATTAAGTTTGTGTAGTTGGTCTATTAGCATATTCGTCTCTAAGTCTTTGTGGGTACGGAAGGGATCGCCAATGGACCATGCAGATAGTACCACTGGCTTCTCCTTATCCCTGACCTTCTCTAACTTGTCGATCAGTTCTTGTACGTTCAAGAGATTAAATCCTCTAGTTGTACCTTGGGGTAGTCGGGGTTCTTGATGATCTTGCCATCTTCTCGACGTTGTACAGTACCATCAGGTTGAATACAACGACCGATATTGTTCTGATGTACTCGAACCAGTGCTTCATCCAGATCAAGTCCTTGCGCTATAGCATAACCATAGATAACGTACACCAGATCAGCGAGTTCCTTTAAGTCTCCAAAAGTATTAGGGAGTTCATTTTGCCACTCAAAGAACTCTTCCTCAATAAGAGTTTCATACAGAATAGGATCAGGTGTCTGACCTGTGACACTCAGGAACTCCCTCACCATGTCACTGGGTGATCGTTTATTCGCTTCTGTTATTTCCCACTTAGCCATGTTACGTCTCCAGTACTTCTAGGTTGATAAGTTTTAGATCGTCAAGGTCACAGATGGCAGACTCTACTAGCTCATAGACGTTAGTCAGTTCGTCATCTGTGCCAGCATAGTCTGCATCTGGGTCTACTTCAACAAGAATAGTAATCTCGTACTTCATGAAGCGTAGCTCTTCATAATCTGTGCAAGAGAAACAAACTCTGGTTCATACATACCATTCTCTAGTTCACGCTTGATCACCACACCATGCCACCAGCCCTTGTTAGCCTGACCAGCCCAGTGTTCTTCCCCGCCCTTGTAGCAGCCCACTACGAGGCCAATGTTGCCATAGGGTAGGGCACCTTCCTTGAACGAGATGTCACGCTTGTGGGAGTGTCCACAGGTAGCAGAACAGCTAAGGTTTTGGATCACAGTATGAGCATGATGGATGCCACCAGTAGCAGTAGGGCTATTACCAGAAGTAAAGTAGTGAGCATAGGCCACGCCATCATAAGTCGCAATAGAGGGGCCTGAGTTCTCGTAAGGGTGATAGTCACTGAACCAATCATCTGTTTGAAGATGGCTAAAGGATACCCCGTACTTTTCTCCCTCAGTTCTGGGGTTAAGAGCGATGTATTTTTTAATGCGATTCTCGTGGTTCCCTTCAAAGCCAACCCAGTATGGACGCTTCTTCTTCTGTAGTCGGAAAGGTCTACGGAGAGCTTCTTGAGCTTTGTTGTAAGATTCGATGTCACGCTCATAGCTTTGTGCAGCAAGTGCCTTAGGGTATCTCTCATCATAACTATTCAATGACCTCATGTCTGCGCCATCCCCAAGATCAAACACCATGTCTGGCTTGAGGTCATAGAGGAATTGTCCCAGTGCATCAAAGCGGATATTGCTTGTCTCAGGGTCAGCGTGGGCACAAGAGAAGACTACTACTGTTTTCTTATTTGACAAATTCATACTCCTTGATGTTCAGGTTGATAGGTTCGATGCTGCTATTGAAGTGCTTCACGATAGCATAGGCATCATCCATATGGTCGAACCAGAACTCTGCATCAAAGACATGGTTATTATCAGCAACCTTAAGTACCATGTAAACAGAAGTATCCGTAGCAGTGTCTGGGATTTCATCCTCTGGCATATCGTCAACACTGATAGGTCCATGTAGGATACACCAGATTTGGAATAGGGGTTCTGACTTTGGTTTTGGTAGCCAGCTCTTCAGCCACTTAAACATTTTGCTTCCACTTCTTTAGGAGTTCCATGTAATGTTCTAAACCAACCATGACAATCCATTCAGAACGATCTGCTCTAAAGAATAAAATTGGCTCACCCTTACCATGTCGTTTAGCCTGTGCCAACCAATCATACTGCATCTTCATGCCAGACTTTCGTCTCTTCACTTCGATACTGATTGGCATCTTCTTGCGGGCAGCGGGGGAAAGCTGTATGTCCTCTCCCCCATCACCCATTGTTGTAGACTTCACATCGTCAGCCTCTAAGTCAGGGAAGGTTGCTAAGATTTTATCCCTAATCTCTTGTTGACCCATACGACCCTTGGCCTTAGCACTGGTGACTGTTGTCATTCAATCAACTCCGTCACACGAGGTTCATTAACGACATCAACCAAGTAAGCTGGTCCGGTGCTGTATAGAAAAGTTCTAGCCTCAGGCCAACAAACCTTACGGAAGTCACAGTAGCCGCACGTACCTGATAGCTGTGTGTTTGGAGAAGACTTTGACTGAGGTACAACAGGTAGTCTATCCTCAGGGATACTTCCAGTAACAACTGCTTTAACACGTTCAATCTCTGCCTCCTTGTTATTGATCTCCTCTGTGAAGTCATAACGATCTAAGCAGAGTTCAAATCTATCCTTCTTAACTACCAGAAACGCACCATCAGTCTTGTTCTTAACCTTTGGGTTGTCCTTACCAGCATAGACGTATGAACTTAGCTGGCTGATGTAGCCAAAGGGATCGTCATCTCGTAGGTTGTGGCCCTTGAACTTCTGGAACCCATACGATGACGCAGACTTCACATCAACTGTGACACCATCAATGACAGCATCCATGTGACCGACAATCCCAAAGACATTCACCTCATCCTGCATACATTCTACAGTGTGACCCGCTGCCATAGCTAGTGATAGTAGTAAGGCTTCAAGTAGGTCACCATAGAAGAATGTACCTAGCATCTCAGCACTAACAGGTTCCGCATCTTCAGTCTGGTTTAGTTTGTACCAAAGCTTTCTGTCGCAGGGGGAACCAACCGCAGAGAGGCTAAGGTAGTCCCGTGGTTTCTGTTCTTGGGAAAACCTAGCCTCTGCTATGCTTGAGATAGAAGATGAAAGGAACTCAGTCACTGACTTGTCCCATCCACCCTTCCCCTCAATCACCCTAAGGATGTCATTCACTAGGGTGTCGAGGGACTTACTCAAAACGGAATCTCGTCATCTTCAAGAACAGCTACTTTCTTGGGGACAACCTTTGCTGGCGCTGTGGCCTTAGCTGGGGGTGGAGCTTCTTCCTCATCATCAGGGTTATACTCCACGTGTTCGACAACCTTCACCTTGTCCAAGCGAGTACCTACGATAGCCTTACGTGAGGTATCATAGACAGACAAGACAATCTCTACGAGTGAACCATTACCGATAGTACCATCCTCATCGTAGTCCCACGTAGTTCCGTCTGCCTTGACCACAACAGGTGCGCCACCACCAATAAAGTCGGTCCACTTACGCTTGAAGCGAACACGAGTGATACCAACCTCTTCAGTGGGCTTGCCCTTAAGCATAGACTTGCTACGCTGGAGCTTCTCCAACTGAGTAGAATCAAGATCAACGTCGATGGTGCATTGCCCACCACTGTCCTTCAGTGCATCCTCATACCCAGTCAAGTCGCGGTTATCTTCGAAGACCTTAGCCCAGTATCCACGACCAGTCAGCTTTACTTTACGAGTACCCATGTACTTGCTCCCTTTGATTTAGATAATAGTAACAGAAGTCCTTAGTGTTATGCAAGAGGTTTTTCACCTGCTACACGATATTTTCTAGTTTTAGTTGTATCACGCACCAATTCCTTACCACCCTTAGACATACGCATGGGGGTACTGTTAGGCTTGGTCATCTTCTTTAGTCCAACGATCTTCTTTTCCATATCATTTCCTCAATGGATGTGTGCGTAGGTAGTCCCAAACTGAACGGAGATGTCCAACTTGACGTTTAGCTTGAGCTTCTCATTAACCTTCTCGATTGCCCAGCGGAGTATGGATTCATGTTCTTCCTCCTCGCCCACTGGAATGCGGTTGATCGACTCATCGTGGAACTGCCCAATGATGTTTGGTCGCTGGGTCAGGTAGTGTGCAACCCATTGGTCAAAGCAGTAAGCACCAGTGGATTGGTTGAGGGTAGAGAAAACATCCTTCTCATACCGCAAGGAATACCAGAAGCCATTCACGGGGTTCTTGACCCACATCTGCTTGTTCAGAGTTCTAATCTTCTGTTCACTAGCAAACTGTTTGACCGCCCAGTTACGCTCCCAGTAAGCATCAAGTAGTACACCAGCTTCTGCCTGTGTCATACCCGTAGTTCTTGATAGCTTCGCCTTACCCACACCATAGACTGCGGAGTAATTCACAGGCTTGAACTTCTTACGAACCTTCTTGATAGCCTTGAACCTAAGTATGTCATTCACTGTGTCTTCATCAGCTCTAGTGTAGAAGTCGTAGTCATCTGAGTTGATATAGCCAGCACGTACTGCAAGGTCAAGGTGTTCATCAAAGCCCTGTACAGACATCTCAGCTACATAGTCAGGGTCATATGGGAAGATGTAGTGACGCTTGGTAGTAGCTTCAAGGGACACCATGTCTGCACCACACAGCATCGTACCCTCATCAGCAATCAATGCACCCCTGATCTCCTTACCCCACACCTTGTCAACTCCGGGAAGATTTACCAGAGGCTTCTTGTGCTTGAAGCGTAGGGTATTGGTTAGCCCACTGATCTCTGCCTTGACATACCCATTGACCTGAGACTCAAGCATCCCCTCGAAGGTAGACTTGCGGTGTTGGATAACAGTAAGCCCATCAAGGACTTCGACAGTGGGGTTCTTATCAATTAGAAGTTTGACTGAGGGGGTAAGCTCACCATCTTTACGAACCTGAGGCACAAGACGATCCGTACCATCATCATTCTTCTTATAGTCAAAGGTACATGGTTGCCAACCCATAGACGTAAGCCAGTCCTTAACCTGATCTGGTGAGTTAGGGTTTGGTGGTTCAGTACTCTTAACGACAGTAATGTCACCCTCGTAGAACAGGGGTAGGTCATTGTCCTCTAGGGTGTTGAACCATTTAATTGCAGCCTCAGTATGAGTACCATCCTTCTTGGTCATCTTCTCAGGCTTAGACTTGGTGACATACTTGAACACAGTCGGCATGACCTGCTTGAGTTCCTCTACCTTTTCTTCCTGTGCCTTCTCCAGTATAGCGATAGACTTCTCTACCAGATCAAGGTCAACCCTCCAGCCAGCCTCCTCAGCTAGGTATGCACACTTCATCTTGAAGGTAAGGTACTGGAAGAACTTATCCATAGTCTCCTTGTCCTTACCATAGAGCATACGATACTTCTTTAGTAGGTCCATCCAGAGTAGCCAGTTGATCTTCACATCCTCTTCACAGCGATGCTTGTACTCTTCATAGGTTAAACCTTCCCAGTCAGTCACGACAGGCTTAGGTACACCAAAGTCTACCCCAAAGGACTCAAGGCCATGAGAAGGACGATCAAGGTTAATCACCCAAGACATGGGCAGTGTGTCGTATAGCTTGGCTTTGATCTTAATACCAAGGATTTTCTCTAGTACAGCAATATCAAACCTAATAATATTGTGACCCACGAGGATAGTCTCCGTAGTCAGTAGCTCACGCATATCATTGTAGTCATGTAGGCTAGAGAAAGTTACACCATCACGAGTGTAAGACAGCACATGAACCTTAGTTGCCACATCAAGGAACCCATCAGTCTCACAATCTATTACGCAAACTGTCATTCAGTACTTTCTCCCTCGCTATTTCGTAGACTTGGCTTGCTTCTTCTGGGGTTTCAAAGGTTCCAATGTTTTTTCCCTGCAAGACTGCCGCGTACCTACCACTAGGTCTTAGGTAATAACCCTTAACACTTCTATTCAAGTTGTTTTGTTGTTGCGTCACAACTCGTAAATTAACCCACCTGTTATCTGTCCTAATGCGATTAATATGGTCGATCTGACCCAAAGGATCATCACCTGTGACAAGTTTCCAAATAACTCTCGCCAAACGATAGTGCTTCCTTTGAAAGCAGACTCCCAGATAACCACTGATGCCCAGAGAGCCTACCTCATAACCTAAGGGTGTTCTTTGAGAGGTTTGTTTAAGAAGGGTTACGATCCCTGTGTCTTTGTCATAGTTAAAGCACTCACGTAGCAGGTCAACATCAGGCAGTGGAATATGTTTCATTTAGAACCCCTCTCGTAGGATAGTTGTTTCAGGATCATAGTACAGAGAACCTGCATCACCAAGTTTAGCGAACGGGCGATTTTTGTCAATTAAAAAGTGAGTGGTGTTCTGTTCCACCTCATCCTCACTCTCCACATCACGCTCAAGTTTGATGCAGATGATAGCCTCTTCCTCAAGTGCGCCAGCATACTTAGTGCGTCCATCCTCGTTGACCTGACTGATGAAGATCACACCAATGTTTAATTCCTTAGCCAACTGTGCTGACTGTGCGCCAATAGATGTTAGGGTCGAGGTAGCACCATCCACACCTGCGGCTGACAGGTAGGCTAGTCGTTGTACGTGGTCGATGAAGATATAGCCAGCCCCATAGACTGAGGAAGCTAGGCGTATGTAGTCAAGTATCTTCAGGGGGTCATCATGTACCCGCATCTCGAAGATGATAGTGCGCTCACCATCTGTGGCCTTCTGTGCAGCCTTGATGACATCATCCTCACTGATCCCATTATCTCGTGCATCATCCTTTGTACGTACATTGATACCAAGTTCATAGGTAGCCATAGAACGATAGGTGCTGGACTTCATCTCCTCCATGTGCAGTAGGGCGATACGTTCATCAGGGTCACGCAGCATAGCCATCTCGAAGAAGCGTACCACCTCAGTCTTACCCATGCCACGTGGTGCTTTGATAAAGGTAATGCCACCCTTGACCAGCCCACGGCACTTCTCATCTATCCCTTGGTGACCTGTTGGTACATACTCGTAGGGATTTTCGGTACGAATCGCAAGGTCAACAGCATCGTCTGAACAGAAGAAGTTGTCTGGCGTATAACGCTGTGGTTTGATAGCAGCCCACTTAAGGGTATCACCCGCCCCTGACATAAGGAACTCGTTAGCATCCTTGTGCTGAGACATGGGGACGTAATAGAAGTTCTTGGGAAACGCTGCATAGAGTAGCTCCGCTGCTTTCTTTCCTGCATCATCTAGCTCACCAGCATAGACAATCTCTTGGAAGGTGGAGAGGTACTTATAGTTCTTCTTGACGAACTTCTCACCAATGCTGGCACTGGGAAGGGATACTACGGGGTAAGTCTTGCCAAGGATTTGATAGAGGGATGCAGCATCGAACTCACCCTCAGTGATAAAGATTTTCTTGGACGTACCAGAGTTGAAGTCAGGGCCATACAAATCCTCAAGCCCCTTGCCCTTCTCCTTGAGCCAGAACACCTTCTCGTCATAGCCACGATACTTGATGTTGTCCTTGTGCTTGAAGGCATAGCGTACTGGTGTACCATCCTCAGCAACCTGTAACTGGATGTTGTACAACTTGCACACATCAGGGTCGATCCCCCTGATACCATCGTATGTGATACCTGTTACAGGTAAGTGTCTTACGTCAACTTGTTGTTTCACAGGGTACTCCTCTAATGCCCAGTCTTTTAGGCCCTTCATTCTTGGTGGTGGATACGACCCTCCGCAAGCAAAGCAACTACCAAAACCCTTATCATTCCAAGAGAAAGCATCAGAACTTTGGCAGTTCGCAAATGGGCAGGGTTTGTGCGGATGCTCTGTCATACTCTAAGTCCTTTACCCTTTCAAGTAGTTCTTTGATACGTAAGTGATGTTCAAAACCCATTTCTCAACGCCCCCCATGATACAGGATAAAGATCAAGCATGATAGTATCAATCTGATCTGCCACTAGGCGAGACTCGTACTGTGCATCCTGCTTGCAACGTAGGTTAGCCATATCAGCGAAGGCGTCAAGTGATCCACTCCACCACCACTCAGTCATCATAGATTGTGGCAGTACCATACGTGCTTGTTCAGGTGCAACCCCCGCCTCAAGCATATCTCTATAGAGTGAGTCAACTTGCTGCAATAAAAAGAGGTCATAAGCTCTCCACACTTTTGTCCTTGAATAGGATTGCGTTACACCCTCAAAATATTTTAAATGCTCAACCTCTTCTTTTGAAGAACCTTGTTTCTTATCCACAGACTTACCACGCCATACCTGTGGATAATAGAACTCAGGCTCACTGTCCACATACCTACGACTGATCTCATTCCAACGCAGGAACTTATGCTTCACCAGTTGTCGTGCCACAAAGACAGGGGCCTTAACGTGGAAGGATGCGAAGCAGTGACCGAATGGAGACTTGTGTGGCTCTGCCTCTTCTAGTGCTTGGTATGCCTCCATCACAGTGTCATAGTCGGTGGAGTTGACCATCTGTGCCAGCCATGTGGCTAGGTCTTTGGACTGCATACCAGTGGCGAGGTAGTTGATCAAGCGTACATCAGCATCCTTAAGCGTGAGGTATCCATCCACTTCAACCAACTCAGACTTCTTACCAAAGGATACCCGTGCTGCATTCACAACGCTAAGGTCAGTACCCATGTGGTCGATGTAACTAACTTCAATCATTGGCTTTGTCCTTTAGTGGCATGAACTCATCACAGTTAGAAGACATATCTTGGACAGCGATAGGTGCTTCGTCACTTCCCCACCACTTGGCAGCATTAGCTACAACTTCCTTAGTGTACTTACGGAAACACTTATCGTTAGCACAGTCAGCCCAGCAAAAGGTCATGTCCTTATAGCAGATCATCTCTGTAATCCCCTACCTTACGATCATCATCTACTTCATCAAGCCATGCGTCTTCATCATAGGGATCACTATCATCAATGTTCTCTTCAAGATGTACATCATGCCCAGCAATCTCTAAGGCTTTCTTCATACCCTTGATGAAGTTCTCCCACGTATCTATGTCCATGTCCTCATCCCCTCCCTCATTTAGCACACCACCAAACTTATCGTCTCGTGAGGTAGACCATACGTGCTGACCATTCTCATAAAGATGGATAACGAAGTGAGTACCAGAACCGCAGCACTCGCAGTACCAGTTGGTTGTCGTAAGGCTAATTGTGTAGTGGCTCATTCCTTGTACCCTTTCCTAGATGCTTGTGCTGTCTTAGCCCCCTCATACGTATGCTTCATGTATGGGTTGAGACTAGAGATGTTCTTGTGGCCTGTCACCTGCATAATTCCCGTGCTGTCAACCCCCGCTGCTACGAACTCAGTGATGGCAGTCTTTCTCAGATGACCAATCTTTAATTCCTCTGGTAGTCCACACGCTTCCTTCACCTGTCGAAGTATAGGGCCAATCGCCATCGGGTTCAAGGGTACATATGCTTTGTCAGATGATCTATGGTTAGGGATGACTAACTTTTGGAACCCATAGTCAGCCTCTTGTTGCTTAAGCAGGGACAACAGTGAACCCTCAATAGGCATCTCTACCTCAGCCCCACGCTTGGACTGCTTGATCTTCACCTTGGCACGAGTGAGGTCGAGGTTGCTCCACTGTAGGTGTGTAATGTCTGTAGGTCTTTGCGCCCACTCATAGCACATCATCACCAGTAAGCCTATGTTTCTCCACTCGAACTTAGTAAAGGCAGTGGCAATGAATAGTTCTACCTGTGCCTGTGTCCAGATGGGTGTGTATGCCTCATGCTTAACCTTCTTCACCCTGCCCATAGGGTTGTCGCTGATGAGGTCCAGTGACCTTGCATAGTTCAGAACGACAGAGAACAACCTCGCCCTCTCGTTAGCCTTAGCCACTGTGTGTGCCTGTACCCAAGCCTCATACACATCGTTGCAGATACGTGCTGTCAGCCTGTCCAGTGGCATCTCACCAAGGGTGGACAAGGATACCTTAGCTAACTCTATCTCGTACTTGAGTTGGGATGATGGGGCTAGTGATACGAAGTGCTTAGATGCTAGATAGTATCCGATAATATGTTTGATCTTTGAGGTCGGACCTACTGTGCCAGCCTTGATCTCACCCTTACGATAAGCCTCAATAGCCTCAAGCAAACGGGGAACTTCATACCTTGCAGTGCGACCATCACTGAACGTCTGCGACTTAACTACACCAGCCTTACGGGCTTCCTTTGGTGGGGTGAACCTGTGTACTGTCGTTCCATCCTTCAGCAAAACCTTCTTGGTGTACTTCATGTTGTCTCCTACTGTCGACACTAAAAATAGTAGAAGGTAGCACTTGCCCTTTGTCTGAACCTGTGCTACCCTCAATCTCTTTATGTATACTTAAAGAGATACTTAAGTAATATTACTTATTAAGAATAAGTACTTAAGTATTCTTTAGGTTTAACCAGAGAGAGAACTTTATGAAGGTGCATAATGTTACCACTTGCATCTTGCAAAGCATCGAAGATGTCTATAACATTGCCCTCTACACTATTCTCTGCCCCGAATGCCACAGCATCAGCCAACAGATCAAGGTAATCCTCAGCTATGACACTCCTGTTGTTCCTAACCATCACATGGTACATCTTCTTGTGCTACCCAAATACATATACAAGGATAGCTAAGAAGAACCCAAGCCACAATAGGTCTGTCATTATCAGAACCTCCATGCACCCTCATCAATTATGTTCTCAGGGTGGTACTCACCATGCTCTTCGTCGAAGCAACCATTACCACAGCATTCGTCGTAGTCCCCATACATATGGTCTTCAAGGATGTCAGGGATTTCTGAGGGTTCAATCTCAGCCAGCACCTTGTACTCACAGACACGCATCTTGGCGAAGTCATAGTCGTAAGGCACAGCTACTACGTGGGCAGGGTTCACCTCAACTACCACAGTACGAGAGTGGTCAGCATTAGCAAAGTGTTCGAGGTACTTATCAGCACAGATGTGCAAGCCAGACGAACAGGTATGCTTGGGGTCATCGTCAACCATAGCACGATCCATCTTCACCACAGTACCAATGCTGTTGTCAAACTTACCAGAGTGGATGTCTTTCCAGTCCTTGCTGATACGCTTGAAGGCAATGAAGTTACCATCCGGGGTGATAGGTGCATCGAACTTTTCAAGGAACTGATACAGACATTCACGAGAACGATACGATGGGTTGAGCATCAGGTTCTTGAGGAACTTAACCCACGGCATAGCATCGAAGCCATCATCCAATAGGTCCAAGAGCTTGTCAGTCAGGGCATTATGGATTTCCTCGCCCTTGTAGTAGACAACACCGCCCATGACCTCAACATCGTGATCATACCCAGAGGTGGACTGACGGATGTTCTCCTCACGATCCATGAGTTTGACGATAGTAGATACGTCATGTTCAGGTTGACGTAGAAGTTCAAACAGTCTGTCAAAGTTCTTGTGACCTGACACAATGGTCAGCACCTTACCATCAGCAAAGACAGTAGCCGAATAGTCTGAGAGTGTGTAGGGAATACGCATTGATTTACTCCTTGAATGCGTTGAGGTTGTCGATCATTTCGATGTAGTCCACGAAGGCTTGTTTCATGTCCTTCGAGTTAGGGTCTAGCTTAAGAAGGGGATACTTGTCAAGTATTATCTTCAGCTCTGCCTTCTGTTGGTTGTCGTTGAACCCACCAAGACCAAGACGGGTTATCTGTATCTCCCATTGACCATGCGTCAGGCCCAAAAACTTCTCAGGTGATTTAGCCGCAGCCTTCCTAGCGAAGTCACCTACTGGCCCAGCCAAGCCAGCATACTGTGTGAAGTTAGTGAAGGGATACTTGTCATACCTTGCACCATAGATAGCACGTGCTGCCTTCTCGTTATCCTTAAGCAACACATCCAGTGCAGGTTCGATCAGCTTCCACTTAGGGTTAGCCTCGAACTTCTTCCACATAGTCTTAGGTACAAGCAGGATGCAGGGAACCTTGAGCATCTCCTGAGCAAAGGAGCGCAGTTGTGTGAGGTGGTTTGGGTAGTTGTTGTTGGACATAGGGTAGTAGTACCCGCCACCTTGGAACACTGCATCATCCATAGAGTATACTTCCTGATACCCATCAGGGTGGATGTAAGACACACTAACCTTAGACCTTGTGGTAGTACGTGGGCCAGCATCAGACAAGTCCTTCACATACTTTACAGGGTAGTCCAAGTCCTTAAGCATACGCTCAACCTCAGCCTTCTGCTTCATGTCAGACAGGTCAGTACGAACCCAGATGAAGTAGCTGTAATCCTTCAAGCTAGAAGCGATACGAGTAGCAGCACGGGCATTACTCTTCTTGTCATTCGTATCCTGAATGAAGATTGTGTAGTCCTCTTTTACCATCACATTACGATCATCACCCCAACCAACTGTCTTACCACCACGGCTACGATACCCTGAGTACAGCCCAGTGATCTGATACTCATGGCAATCCCAGTACTTAGGCAACTCCTTACCCTTGTACTTAAGGCTAGGGTCTTTGCTAGTCAGGTGGTATCGTAGCTTAGGCCCCATCTTAGCAGCCCTGAATAGCGTAGGCTGTGCATCAACCTCATCCTGCATCTTCTGGTACAGGTTAGCTGTCACCTCATCCATACGCTTCTTGATGTTCGTAGCGGTAGGATCATGGGGGCCAAACGATAAGGCTTCACGAGATGCAGTCACCTCAAGGTCGCCAATGTCAAACTGAACGACCACATCAAAGTGACGATCTAGGTACTGTGTAGGGATAGGGTACATGACGCAGCCCATCTGAGCATAAGCACCATGCAGTCGGGTATCCTTGTAGATGTAGTACCCATCACCCTCGAACACCTTATTCACCCCAGCGAATTGCTTATCCTTGGAGTTGGTCACACGGGGTGGCACAGAGAAGCCATAGGAGACGATCTCAGCGGCCTCTTGGAACTGGCGTACATCATCCCGCTTGACAGGGAAGGACACCTCTAGGCCGCTCTCCTCGTTCGTAGGCATGGGTGGTGCAAGGACATGGAGTTGGGGGGAACCATCAGGCCCCAATTGTACTGTGTAGTAGGCGATCATCCCCTTGTGACGGGACACAACAGAGAACGTATCGGTGTATGACATAGGGGACATACGACCTACACCCCACTTACCTACCGCAGTGTTAGTGTTCTCCTTAGTGGAGTGACCAAGCACTGTGTAGAAACCTTCCATGTCCTCATGTGCAATGCCGGGTCCAAAGTCACGAACAGAGAACGTAGGGGTGATAGAGGTGGGGAAGGTCACATCGAATGGTACATCCTGCTTACCCACCATGACATGGGCATCGAAGGCATTGGACCAAATCTCACGGGTGATTGACTGAGGCTTGTTAGAGTACAGCCCGCTGATCACCATGTGGAACATCTTACCTGATGCTTGAATGGTGAAGGCTGTTGATGATGAAGCGTTGTTGTCTACACTGCGTAGGCTAGTGTTCATTCTCATATCGTATCTCCTACTGTCGGACCATCCGACACTACATTTGAGGAAGTTGGTCTACCCAAGAGGACTCGAACCTCTGACCTTGAGTTTAGAAAACTCTTGCTCTATCCAACTGAGCTATGGGTAGTAACACATTAATCTTTAAACGAGTTCAGATACTCTGTCAAGTCAGTTGCTGCATCCATATACCCAGTACGAGCATAGGTCACACCAGTGATAGCACCCGCTTTCTTGAGGATGTCACCCTTACGCACACCACGTGGCGGCTGTAACCCCACTGCTAGTAGGCGAAGGTGTCCCCTCAAGAAGATTGCTTGAACACGGGGTGCTGTGGTGTCGGTGATCATGGTGATACTCCAAATCTTAGGGTTGATGATACTCGTTTACGTTTGTAAGGGCTGTCGTCTATCCAAATGCCCTGCCTGAACTCAGGGTCAAACAACTTACACTTACGTACCGCTATTGCATGGCCTGTGATAGTCACATGGTAGTCATAGTCCGCATTGTAGTCAGTGTTGTACCAACCCATCAGGGTAGGCTTATCCTTGTAGTGATACTCCTCTGTCCAATTCAAGCCAAGCGCATCAATCACCAGCATCCTGTCCCAGATAGAGGTCACGTTGTCCCGTCTGCATAGGTCAAAGAACAAACGCTCTGCCTCTTGGTAGGATACATTGGCAAGCATAGCTACCGCTGCAATCCCACAGTTGTCCCTGCCATAGGGTGTGTCGTCTGGGATCATGGTTTCTCTAACTCCTTTCGTATCTCTGCAAGCAAGTCAGTCAGTGCCTTGTTACTACGCTCAGATGTCTTAGGTAGTAGCTTCTCACACATACCCAAGACCTTAAGTTCCAGTGCCTTAATCATATCATCTCCTACTGTCGGACCATCCGACACTAACCTGCAAAGTGGCTGAGTTTACGGGCGGGATTACCCTTGCGCTCAAGGTATACAGTACGCTTACCCATGTGGATGGCAGTCATGCACTCACTATGCTGCACCCCCCACCCTCGTGACTTATACTTACGCTTACGGGTCAGGCCCTTGATACCTAACACATTGAAGCGGAAGCCTTTTGTGCTGTCGTTTAGTGCCTTAGTGGCGAGGATAATGAACATCTATTTTCTCCTGATCAGATGTTGTGGATACGCTTCCAGACTACCCATGTAATAGCCTGTATCTCGAATGCTTTTAAGCCAACACGTTTGCCAGCCCTCTTATAAGCATCCTGTAGTTCCTTGTATTGACCCTTAGTGATATTAACTTCAGGTTCTGTCAAGCCAATCCGCTTACCATTGGCTATATTAAAAGCATGACCATCAACAGTACACGTATTGATACCCATGATATTAAGGAAGAACGAGGTGATCTTCTGCCCATTAAGAACCTCAATTACCTCAGCGTCAGTGGCTGGCATCTGCTCAAGTATTAACCATGCCTTGTCCCGCATTTTAAGGTAGGTGCTGGGCTTACACATCTCCACTGTACCACCACCCAAGAACACAGCGATCATGTCTGACGCATTAGATACGTTACGTTCCCACTTATTGTTAGGCGAGAGTGCGGCGATCACACCAACGACAATACGAAGGGGTAGGTCATGGGCATAGGCAATGTTGGTCGCCTCATATTGTGCTGATCCATACCATGTAGTGCCATTGTACACCTCACCTGTCGTGGCAAGGCGAAAGACTTTAAGGATGTTACGAACGATGGTAGTCATGTTGTTCTCCTAGTGTCGGACCATCCGACACATCAATAAGGTAGCAGGGTTTATTCCCATCTGTCAACTGTAGTAGGGTCGCTGCTTTGGGTAGTGGGTGTCAGGCATAGACCCAGTGGTGCAGCGCACAGTCAGCTCTCTGTCACCATTGATCACGTTCTCTCGCTCCACATCATCCCACAGTTTATCTCGATAGGCAGCAGCCTCAGCGTAGTCATTGAAGAACCGCATAGCACCATGCCATGTTAGTCCACCAGCATAGTAGTGCCACCCACCCTCTTCAGGCCCACCATACTGGCTATACTGGGTGTATACACCGACAGTCCACCATGTGGCAGGTTCATCAGCCGTATGACTAACGAGTTGCCCTTGTGCGTATGGTCGCCCATCATCCCATGTCACCTCATCATGGCGGAATGTAGCTTCACCCCAACGGGACTCATAGGCATATATGGGTAGTGTCTCACTCAGGTAGTCACTCATCAAAGCACCCATCCTTGAACATATCTTCCACCATACCAGCCAGATCATCAAAGGATGAATAAGACCGAACACTACTAAGGTTAACAGCCAGATACCCAGAGAAGGGGTCGAACACGAAGGTCCACCTGTCCACTGTTACGCTAGTCATACCGATACCAAAGCCCTGCATCAGGGTATAGATTACCTCACGCTTGCTCATCACAGCCCCCTTTCATAGCGGCTCAATTCCCTTACATAATCCACACGGCTTTCGGGGTAGTCCTCTGCCACCTTTTCCCAAGCCTCATACTTATCCTCAGCCAGAACCTCTACACTAAAGTCCTCGCCACACTCACCGACCAGTACCACATGAAACTTTTTCATTGGGATAACTCCACCATCTTGTTCAACACACGTTCACGATACTCATACTCATCAGCATGAGCCTTGCACTCAGCAGTGGTAGCAGCACCAAACCTACGCACACCACAGATGTTGAGGATCATCTGACTACCACCTCCTTCCCCCACCTCATACTTCTGTCCACCCTGCCCATAGGCAACCCAGCATCCGTCCTCATGTATGATCCACTCTAGCAACATCACATAAACCCCAGCCATTCACCAGCCTCATTGCGACCCATATCTATACGCTCGTGATACTCAGCACGTTCATCACCCCAGCCATCACCATGATCATCATCATAGGAGTGACCATACGGATCGTCATCCTCTTCCTCTTCCTCATCTACTGTCGGATCGTCCGACACATAGTGCTTGGCAATCTCCCGATAGTTGATCGAACCTAGGGCAACACTGAGTAGGTCAGCCATTAGTGGATCAAGGTTATGCACACTGTCATGCAAACAGTCTACTGTCTGACGGATAAAATCCTCAGTGATCTTCTGACCACCCTCTGCCTGTTCGACAAAGGAATCCCCCAGCCACAGGTTCACAAGCCAAGTCTCATGGTTTGACCAGCCGTTCATAGTCCATCCTCCATTTCAAGGTTCATAAGAGTAGCCCACTCATCATCAGTCACACCACTGATCAGAAACTCACGATCACCCACACTCAGGTGGGGCATACAGTTTTGGATCATCTGCCCACTCACCCATGCCTGATACTCATGCGGTTGCACATCAATATCCATAGTGCGGGTGATACCTGATAGCGTCGACGTTCTAGTGATTAGCATTGTCATTCTCCTTGGGGTTAAGCGGATGGTCAAACCCTACTGTCGGACCATCCGACACTACAAATTAAAAGTTTGCCACACCCTCATTCAACACACGGGTAAAGGCTGCATCCACCTGATCCAGATCAGTCAGCCAGATGTTCACACCTGTCTTACGATCATCCAGTTCGAGACGCTTGCGGGCAAAGGTGACACCCTCGTAGAGAAGGGATGCCTCAAGGTGCATATAGGTATCCGTCAAGGACACCAACAACACACGGGTGATATTGTGATCACACTCATCCACCCAACGCAGGTCAACGCTAGTCAACCACACATCAGCAGTTTTGATCTTCCAATCCATCACTTCACCCCCACAATCAAGCCATCTTTCATCTTCACCTCAGCGAAGAACTCTCTGCCCACACCTGTGATATGGGGGCGATTAGCCACGACGAACGATCCCGTGGGCATATACTCAGCACCGAACAGGCTTGTCTCAATGTGACGCAGCGACTTGCCCACATTCTCTTTCAAGATTTTCTTTGACGGGTACACCACAACCAAAGTCATCACGTTTTCTCCTTGTCTACTGTCGGACCATCCGACACTACATTTCGTTTCAGTCCATATAGAATGCCACCCACCACCCTATCTGTCAAGGGTTTTGGCCCACCTCTTTGTTCCATACACATCTGTATCAGCCACACACTAGCCCACCATTTATCAGCCCTTAGGGCTATACGCTCACGCCTAGGTATCATGGCACACACCACACAATAGCGGCACACACCACCACGCCCACCACCCACCACATCATGACGCACCCATGACTAGCGCACACACCACGATCACGCACACCACAAGCACAAGCCTGACAAGCGCGCCCACGACCCACCACCACCCATCTGTCATAGCCGCAGCACCACGATAGCATACACGCCTATGTAGCGCAAGCCTGTGCATCGCCATGCCTAACGCATTGAAATCCCTAGGGATTTTACAGAATGTATCTTTACCTTTAGGTAAGTTTGGCGACAGAATCCGGGGGTTATAGTTAAATAGGGGATAGGAGGGGTGCTACAGCATCAAGTTATCTCTTGGCTAGGGTGGCCTAGGACAGCACTGTCTTAGCTCTGTATGGCTCTCCTATGGCCTCCTATAGGTATCTGGATGGTGTTACCCCCAATGCGGGTCTATCCTGATGCTAGGAGCCTAGGTGACTACAGAATTATAGATTTATTTGAAATGAGGTATTGACAAACAGGAGAACTGCGGGTATCATAGTAAGATACATAATGAGATACACGATGTAGAACCATAAGGGTTCATTATGAGATACACTATGAGAAGCCTTATGAGATACCTAAGTTAGTAATACTTAAGTTAAAAAAGCTTAAAGAACCTTAAGCTAAACATTATGTATCTCTTTATGTATCTTAAGATAGGATTAGATTTCTAACTTTCAAGAGGGTATGAAAAATAAATGTTTGTGTCGTTCTCTTCAACAAAGAGCTTGACTCTCAGGGAACCTAAGGTATAACTACACATGAAATATTCTTTAGACGACGATGTACTTACGAAGTTCTACAATGCTGTAGCTGATGGCGACGAGAGAAGTCTTCGTAAGGTACACATACCACGTTCAGATGTCTTCTATGTTCGTGAAGCTATTCATAATAAGACCGGAATACGATACACCCTTGACCACGTTGAGAGGGCCATGTATCTAGAGGGACACCTGAAGAAGCGGGATGTCTTTGAACCTAATAGGAAGAGAGATTGGGAATGAGCTACAAACTTGGACCTAAGTCCCTAATGAATCTGAAGGGGGTCCATCCCGATCTTCATCGCGTTGTTGAGAGAGCTATTACTATTTCAGAAAGTGATTTTACTGTCCTTGAAGGACTACGTAGCTTGGAGAGGCAAAAGACCCTCTTGGCTGCTGGTAAGTCAAAGACCCTACACTCCAGACACATTACTGGTCATGCTGTAGATATTACCCCCTTTCCTATTTCTTGGGATTGGAAGGACTATCCCCCTGTTGAGAAGGCTATGAAGCAAGCTGCTAAAGAACTAGGTGTTGATCTTGAGTGGGGTGGTGACTGGAAAAGTTTCCCTGATGCGCCACACTGGCAGCTATCACATAAGGCTTATCCCAATGTCGGATGATGATGCAAACAAGGATTGGCACCTCTCAAAATCTATTCCCCTTACATTGATATTTGCTATTGCCTGTCAGACTGTGGCATTGATTTGGTTTGTAGCTAGTCTCCGTAGTGATGTTGATAATAATGCCAGAGAGTTAGTTAGACAAGATACTCGTATTAGTACTTTGGAAGAGATTGTTCAAAACCAAGCTGTAACTATGGGACGTATCGACGAGAATATTAAAGCTATCAGAGTTACTATAGAGGCTATGGCGACTAAATGAAAACCTATAAGCGGGAATTAGCAATCGCTGTAATGGTATGGTTTATGTATGTAGTGGAGGTTAAAGATGTCAATGTCGTTGAACTCCTCGTATGGCCGGTATTTACGTTTGCTGCTCTTGCTTTTGGTCTTGACTGGTTTGGGAAATCTAGTGACAGGCTGCAAGGGACCATTGAGTCTCTTAACGGGCGGGGGACCAAACGTAGCAGCGAATGTACAAGTGGCGAAGACAGCAACCCAAACAATAGGTAAGACTACGGTTACTGGTGATCAGAAGATTGAGACTAACTCTGGACATATGGTTCAGATTCAAGAACAACAGAGTCAATTAACTGCTGAGAATGTTGATACGGTCACTATTAATGAAACCCCGATCTGGATGATTCTACTGTTACTATTAGGTTGGCTACTCCCCACCCCTAACCAAATAGCTAAATCAATACTTGGAGTGTTTAAAAGATGGCTGTAGATTCGAGACTAGAGAAGGTTGGTGTTGCTGGCTATAATAAGCCTAAGAGAACCCCTGATCATCCTAAGAAGTCTCATGTCGTTGTAGCTAAAGAAGGCGATAAGGTTAAGACTATCCGCTTTGGTGAGCAGGGTGCTTCTACTGCAGGTGCCCCTAAGACTGGTGAGACTGACAAGATGAAAGCCAAACGTGCAAGCTTCAAGGCTAGACACGGTAAGAATATTGCTAAGGGTAAGATGTCTGCTGCCTACTGGGCCGATAAGGTTAAGTGGTGATACCATGTCGGTATGGTGTACCCTCGCCAAAAGATTTAGTGAGTCTGAGGAAGGCTCTTATACAAAAGGAAACTGGTTATGAAAGATACTAAAAAAGGTATGAACTATGGTGGCATGGTTCCTATGCCCAAAGCTATGCCTAACGCCCCTATGAAAGCTCTGCCCAAGTCCGCGCCGAAATCTAAAGCTTCCCCTATGCCTAAAGCTTCCCCTATGCGTAAGCGCGTGAACATGGATAACGTGACCAAAGTTTATGGTGGTATGGCTGCTGGCGGCATGGCTAAGAAAGGTAAATAATAAAATGGCTAAGTCAACTTTTGGAAAAGCATTTGCAAAGGCTCGTAAAGAACAAGGTGCTGGTGGTACGTTTGTTTGGTTGAAGTCTGAGGGTGGTGATGGTGAGTCTTACTCCACTAACATTGCTGGTGAGACAGGGAAGAAGAAGCCTTCTAAAGGCTTTAGTGTCGATATGGCTTCTAAGGCTATTGATAATGCTTCCGCTAAGGCTGCAGGGTTTACTTCTATTCCTAGGCCACCCCCAAGCAATCGTACTAAGACTGAAGATATGCCTACCGAAAAAGGTATTAGAATGCCTAAGGCTGGCGACATCAAGGTATCTAAACTAGACCCTACTACTAAGGTAGCTGGTCGTGGTGGTTTTGCTTCTGGCCCTGCTGCTGGTATGCCTCAGAATAAAGCTATCCAGAACTACAAGGCTATGATTAATTCTGATACAGCTAGTGCTTCTCAGAAGCGTAGTGCTAAGGCTGCATTGCTAATGTTGCAAGCTAGTCTTAAGAAGAATAAGAAATAATGCAATATCTAAATTCCCCAAATGCAAAGGCTGTCCGTCCAAAGTCTTTCTTTGGGGAAGTACTTACTACGGCTGTAACAACTATCTATACCTGTCCTGCTAACTGTATTGCGGAGCTTACCTTTCTTCATATAGTTAATGTGACAGGTTCAAATACAGTTACCCTTAATATATATGTAGCAGCAACAACAAACCTCTCTAGTTTACTGTCAGCTAAGACCAAGGCTGCTGGTGACTTCACTACTTTTGCACCACTACAAATTTTCCTCGCTTCGGGAGATCAGATCAGAGTTACAACTACAAGTGCTGGTCACGTAGATATTGTCGGCAGCGTTGTCGAAACCTTTATTCCAGTAGGATAAGAAATGGCAAGAGAACTTACAGACAAGCAACAGATGTTCCTTACGGTACTCTTTGAAGAGGCCAAGGGTAACTATGTGCAAGCTAAGAAGTTGGCTGGCTATAGTGAAACATATTCTACCAAGGAGATCGTAGAAGGTCTAGAAGAAGAGATTGCAGCACTGACTAGAAAGTTTATTACTCGTGTTGGGGTAAAGGCTGCTTACAGTATGTTTGAAGTTCTTCAAGACCCTACTGCACTTGGCAATAAAGAAAAGATGCTTGCAGCTAAAGACCTACTAGATCGTGGTGGCTTCAAGGCAAGAGATGAGATCAAGATTGAGACTGATACACCGCTCTTTATCCTACCCGCTAAGAATAATGATTGACATATAGCCTTGTTTGTAGTATAAAATAGTATGTCAAAAATCAAAACAGAGTGGAAACTACCCAAACCTACAGATGAAGGCGACCACTATGAGTGGAAACCTGTTGTACGTGTAGGAAAAATCGTACCCTTTGGCTATGCAGAAGATACAACTGATAGAGATATCCTTCTTCCTGTAGTAAAAGAGCTAGAACTCTTGGAACAGGCTAAGAAACATCTTAAGAAATACTCGTATCGGGCTGTAGCAGCGTGGTTAAGTGAGCAGAGTGGTAGGGTTATCTCCCACGTTGGACTGTACAAGAGGGTAAAACTTGAATACAAGCGTAAGACAGAGGCTGCAAATCAACGGTACCTCTCCCAAAGGTACAAAGAAGCCCTTGAGAAAGCCGAAAAACTTGAAGGTCGAATTGGCGGAGCCAGTACAAGAGATATTGACAGTACCAGCACTACCCAGACCAGCACCAATTAACACTGCTAGGGCACAGGAAGTAATCTTTCAACCTAACCCCGGCCCTCAGACAACCTTTCTCTCTGCTAATGAGCAAGAAGTCCTCTATGGTGGTGCAGCAGGTGGTGGTAAGTCATACGCTATGTTGGCTGACCCTGTACGTTACTTGAATAATGAACACGCTAAGATGCTTCTGGTGCGTAAGTCTACTGAAGAACTGCGGGAACTCGTCTCAGTTTCTAAAATGTTGTATCCAAAGGCTATTCCGGGTATCAAATTTCTAGAAAGAGATAAGACATGGGTAGCCCCTTCAGGTGCAACACTCTGGATGAGCTACCTAGACGTAGATGATGATGTTACTCGCTACCAAGGACAGGCATACAACTGGATTGGCTTTGACGAACTAACCCAATGGGGTACCCCCTACGCTTGGAACTATATGCGATCCCGCTTACGTACTACTAGAGATAGCGGACTAAAGCTGTATCAGAGAGCCACTACAAACCCCGGTGGTGCAGGTCATAGTTGGGTAAAGAAAACCTTCATTGATCCCGCAAAACCCGGTAAATCTTTCTGGGCTACGGACCCTGAGACAGGTGAGACGCTAAAATGGCCTAATGGGCACTCTCGTGAGGGAGAACCACTATTTGAACGTAGATTTATCCCTGCTACATTGTTTGACAACCCGTACCTAGCTGATGATGGTATGTATGAAGCTAACCTATTGTCTCTACCTGAGCAGCAGAGGAAGCGTCTACTAGAAGGTAACTGGGATACTGCTGATGGTGCGGCCTTCTCAGAGTTTAATCGCAAGATACACGTGGTAGAACCCTTTGATATCCCTAGTAACTGGCCTAGGTTCCGTGCAGCAGACTATGGGTATAGCTCTTATAGCGGTGTTCTATGGTTTGCGGTGGCCCCTAGTGAGCAGTTGGTGGTCTACAGAGAACTCTATGTCTCTAAGGTACTGGCTGAAGACTTGGCTGATAAGGTGCTTACACTAGAAGAGGGTGAGAAGATTCGCTATGGTGTCCTTGACTCTTCTCTCTGGCATAAGCGGGGTGACACTGGTCCTAGTATTGCTGAGAGAATGATTCTAAAGGGGTGTCGTTGGCGTCCAGCGGACAGGAGCAGAGGTTCCCGTATTGCAGGTAAGAACGAAATCCATAGAAGACTACAAGTTGACGAGTATACTGAAGAGTCCAGAATGATTATCTTCAATACTTGTAGAAATCTAGTAACTCAACTACCAATGCTCCCTCTCAGTAAGACTAACTCAGAGGATGTCGATACTCACTCAGAAGACCACCTATACGATGCTCTAAGATACGGTGTAATGACAAGACCTCGCAGCGGACTACATGACTATGATACAAGTATGGGTCGCACAGGCTTTCAAGTAGCTGACAAGACGTTTGGCTATTAACTCTAATTGGATATGACAATGGCAGTAAAGAATATTCCCCCCGATAGCTCGTCTATGGTAGGTATCTCAGATACTAAGGGTGACAAAGTAACGGATACTTCTGTAGGTAGCGTTGTCTCTTACGTAGAAGAACGATTTAAGAAAGCTGAAACTGCAAAATATGCTGAAGAGCAGCGTTGGATTAGAGCTTACAGGAACTACCGTGGTATCTATGGAGATGATGTAGCCTTTACCAACACTGAGAAGTCTCGTGTCTTCGTTAAGGTCACAAAGACTAAGGTTCTGGCTGCATTTGGTCAAATGACTGAGGTTCTCTTCGGTGGGAACAAATTCCCTATTACTATTGACCCTACTACCTTGCCTGATGGTGTAGAAGATACTGTCCATATGGAGACTAACGACGAGATTAAGAAGGCTGAGAAGTCTGCTAGTCTTGAACCACTACTTCCCGGCGAGACTATGCCTGAGTTTCTGAGCCGCCTTGGTGGTATGAAGAAAGAACTTGCTCCTATCAAAGACTTGCGTCCGGGTCCGGGTGTTACCCCTACTCAGGTCACCTTTGAACCTGCTATGATTGCAGCTAAGAAGATGGAAAAGAAAATTCACGATCAGTTGGAAGAGTCCAACGCTAACAAGCACCTTCGTGCTGCTGCCTTTGAGTGTTCACTTTTTGGTACGGGCATTATGAAGGGTCCGTTTGCAGTGGACAAGGAATACCCCCGCTGGAATGAAGCTGGTGAGTATGACCCTATCATTAAGACTGTGCCCCAAGTGTCTAGCGTGTCTGTCTGGAACTTCTACCCTGATCCTGATGCACAGAACATGGATGAGGCTGAGTATGCTATTGAACGCCACAAGATGTCTCGTAGTGAGCTACGTAAACTAATCAACCGCCCCTTCTTCCGTAAGAATGAGATTGAGACTGCACTTAGCTTTGGTCCTAGCTACATCAAAGAGTGGTGGGAACAAACTATGGAAGACTCTGCCAACAACTCTTCTCCTGAGCGTTACGAAGTCTTGGAGTTCTGGGGTAGTGTAGATCGTGAAGTCCTAGAGCGTTATAGTGTAGACATCCCTAAAGAACTAAAAGACAAGAACCAAATCTCTGTGAACATCTGGGTATGCAACGGGCGTGTCTTGCGTCTTGTTATGAACCCCTTTACCCCTACTATTATCCCATTCTATGCAGTGCCATATGAGATCAACCCCTACTCTCTCTGGGGTGTGGGTATTGCTGAGAACATGGATGACACTCAGACACTGATGAATGGCTTTATGCGTATGGCTGTTGATAATGCTGCACTTAGTGGCAACTTGCTGATCGAACTTGACGAGACTAATCTAGTTCCGGGTCAAGACCTTGAAGTATATCCGGGTAAGGTCTTTAGGCGTCAGGGTGGCGCTCCCGGTCAGGCTATCTTTGGTACCAAGTTCCCCAACGTCTCCAATGAGAATATGCAGATGTTTGATAAGGCTCGTGTCTTGGCGGATGAGTCAACTGGCTTCCCTTCATTCGCTCATGGTCAGACTGGCATCTCTGGTGTCGGACGTACAGCCTCTGGTATCTCTATGCTTATGTCTGCTGCCAATGGTTCTATCCGTACTGTCGTTAAGAATATTGATGACTACCTCTTAGCTCCTCTTGGTCGTGCATTGTTCAGCTTCAATATGCAGTTTGACTTTGACCCTGAGATCAAGGGTGATTTAGAAGTTAAGGCTGCTGGTACTGAGTCCTTGATGGCTAATGAAGTTCGTTCTCAGCGTCTCATGCAGTTCCTTGGTGTTGTGCAAAACCCAATGCTGGCTCCCTTTGCCCGTCTGGATTACATTGTTCGTGAGATTGCAAAGTCTATGGACCTCGACCCCGATAAGGTTGCAAACTCTATGCAGCGAGCTGCTATTCAGGCAGAGATTCTTAAGACCTTCCAGCAGAGCCAGCCACAGCCACAACAAGCTAGTGGAGCAGGTCAGGTACCGGGAACACCGGGTTCACCTCCACAGGGCGCTCCTACGGCTCCTGCAGGGGTACAGCCTCAAGACACTCAAGGTTCGGGTGGTGGGACTATTGGTACAGGCTCTGCTCCTCCTCCGGGGGCACCGGGGTTCAGTGGTAATACTGGGGGTCAACAGTGAGCCTTAAGCCCCTAGTAAACAACCACGAACTCTGGACTGACTTCCTACAAGAGCTTGACGCTCGTATCAATGTCTGCTATAAAAGACTAGAACAAGTAAATGACCCAGTAGAAATCTATCGCGCTCAGGGTGAGGTACAAGCTCTACGCAAACTTGAGAAGCTACGTGAGAAGGTAAATGCAACATGAATGTCAACGACCAAACCTTTGCAGCATTTTCTCTTGCTAATCAAGATAGAAAGAAATCTTTACTTCAGTATGTCTCTGAGGGTGCTACTAATGCAGACCTTGAAGCTGCTGGCTATACACCTGCTGAAGTAGCTGCTGCATTTCCCCCTGTAAAAGAATTAACTAGGTCAAAAGAGTTTGATCGTGATCGTCAGGCTGGTGCAAACCCAGATACGCTACAGGAAGTAAAACCCTCTTTTTTACAAAGAGTTGGTGACTCTCTTTTTACTCCGCCCAGTATTGATGGTACATACTATGATCCAAAAGGTTTACCTATAGGTGCTATGCCAGATACAGATCGTATTTGGGGTATGGATGACGAAGGAAACCCTGTTAGGGTGACTGCCACAGGTGATAGATATATCATCCCAAAGTTGACCCCAAGAGATGAGAAAAAAAGAAGTTTAGATGAAAAAGTAGATATTTTTAAAGGTAAAGTTGCCCCTATTTATGAAGCAATAAAAGAGAATCCCCTTGGGGTAGCAAAAGACGTAGGTCTAGGTGTTGCAAAAAGTGTGTGGAATACAATAGGAGCTTTTAATAATCCTAATCCCACAATCGGGGATGCTATGGATGTGGCAGGATTAGTTTCACTCCCTTCTGCACCGGGGCTATTTACTAAATTTGATCCCAATGTACTTCGTATGTTTGCTGGGCCAGAAGCTAAGAACTTCCCACATTTGATGGAAGCTGAGGCAAGTGTTCGTCGTAAGGCAGGTGAAGACCCTCAGAAAATCTGGGAAGATACTGGCATTCAATTCTTGCCTGATGGTAGACCTATATTTCAAATTGACCCTGCTGGAGCTAAAATTTTAGATTTTAATTTTTTTAATCAAGCCATACCTAAATTATCTGCTGAAGATGTGGCAAATGGTGGCGATGGTCAATTTAGGCAGAGACTTACTGACCTAGTAGACTTTCCAGAATTTTTTGAGAACTACCCGCAGCTTAAAGATTTTAATCTTGTTTTTGACCCCAATATTGCTGCGGATGGTCAAATGGATATATCTCGTAAAACTGTTAAACTCAGTATAGATTTTGTAGAAAATGCTACAGAACAGAAATTAAAAGAGACTCTCCTACATGAGTTGCAGCATGGTATTCAAGCTGCTGAAAGAACTTCGGGTGGGGCTGCATCTTCTTATTTCTTTGGGAGACAGAAACAGTGGAATTCAACTACTCAACAATGGGAGCGTACTGGTCCATATGTAACTGGTGCACCAGACATGGAGCCTGATGTACAAAACTACCAAATGCTTCTAGACGATTACATGGATTCCCGTTCAAACTACGAAAAGAATCCCGGATCTACTCAAGCGGAATCAGATGTAAAACACGCTGAACTTGAGCGTAAGAGAGGTATACTTGTTGAAGACGCTAAAAGATTAAATACTTGGGCTTTTAGAAAGTATCAAGAGAATCCCGGTGAAATTGAAGCCCGTGCTGCAGGTTTGTGGTCGCAACTTACTCCAGAAGAAAGACTAAAGACTCCCCCACTGGAGATATATAATAAAGCAGCCACTATGCACGAGCCTTTTGTTTCTAAGCTCGGTGAAACCCCTACCTATGGCGACAACTATATGCCAACCACACGATTTCCTGCTTCCCAAGAAGAGGCACTGAGTAGACTTGACCCTAATGCTGAGATGACCCCTGCTCAATCAGTAGATCAAACTGTAGCAGCCTTGGGAGAAGTTCCAGTTAAGAAAACATCTCAAAGATTTATTGAAGGTACTCCTGAGAAAAAACCAATTACATATGTTACCTCAGAAGAAAATATCGTAAGGCAAGAAGACTTTTTAAATTCTACACTTAAAGATCAAGATTTCGGTGTTGATTCTAGTAATGAAATAGTCCAAAACTCAAATCTTGGTGACGTATCTACAAAAGATTTTTCAAAATTTATATCTGAAATTATTTATAGTCCTAATTCTATTAAAGATAGTTCAGACTTTATGAAAAATAACAACATAGTTTTTTCAGATGATGTACTTAAATCCATTGGGTATGTAGATAATTCAGGAAATACTACACCTGCAGAAGCTATGAGTGATATTGCAAATCATTTTTATCACACATATCAGCACTCTAATTTTAGAGATTTTTTATATTCCCATAAGATTGAAGGAATACCAGATAATTTACGTTCTAAACTTGAAAAACCATTTAATACCACTTATAGAAATCCAATCAATGAAGTTATAGATGAGATTACTTTTCCAAAGAATGGGCTAAAAGGTTCTGAGTTTATAAAGTTCTTGGATAAAAATCCATCCGTTAAATCTGCACAGTACAATACTATTGATCTTGGCATTGATAAAAATAAATCCTATACAAAAGAACAACTATTATCTGCTATTGATCCATATACTTGGGAAACTAAAATAGAAGTTTTACCATCCCCTCAGTATGAAAATATGCAAGTTCAAAATTTCAATGAGCATGGTTATACAAGCAATAAAAAGGTGGCTGACTACAAAGAACTTGTACTAAGGGTCAATAGAAAAAATCCAGACTTACCTACCTTTACTTTGCCAGAAGAAATAAAAAAAGCATATGGCTCTTATCACTATAGTGATGATGTTGTAGCACATACCAGACTCTCTACAGAAACTCAAATTGGTACTAATACTAAAGAAATTGTTGTACACGAGTTTCAAAGTGACTATCTGCAAAGGGGTGCAGCTAAGGCTTCTCCAGCGGTTGATATTACAGAGGCAAAAAGTAAACTGCTTTCTAATATATTGTCAAGTATTCCTAAGGGTACAGATACACCAGAAGTTAAATTTGCAGTAGAAAAAAGCTTTGAAGAGTTATTAGCTAACGGTGGATACTTTTCTTCTGATGTAGGTAGGAATTTAAATTCTGCCCTTAAAAATGCTGGTATAAGTATTGATGATCGCATTCCAGTAACAAATGCTTTATTCGAGGCTGAGGCTAAACTAAGAGATTTTGATACAAAAGGTGTGACAAAACTTCCCCTAGCTAATGTTAAAGATTCTGCAGAAAATTTACTTGATGGTGTACTTGGGTATGCTCAACATACAGGTGTTGATAAAGTATTTATCCCGTCCATAGAACAACTTGCTTCTACTAGATTTGTTCCGGGAACCCTTGAGTTTTTTGATGCTGTTAATCCGGGGTCTTACTTTTATAACACTTACTCACAGGGTCTTGATAAAGCTGTTGGTGAGTTATCCTCAAAAACTGGTGCAGAAGTTACAGACAGTATCCGTAATAGTATTAAAGCTACCAGATATAAAACTCTTCCAAAAGATATCGGACAACTTTTTGTTAGAGATATGCAAGTAGGTTTAGAGTATAGACAATTTTTAAATAAAAAAATCACAGAGGCTGAGTTTCTTAAGAGGACTGGGCTTTCAAAAGAAGATGGAGATAAGTTTTTCTCTAACTACAGCAAAGACCTATTTAAAGCAAGTAAAGCTAAAAATGATAAAGAGTGGTATAAAGCCTTCAGAAAGAGTTCTTTTAATGATGCTTTATATAACTATGGGATAGTAAAAGAACTAGATAATATCGGTACACAGATTGATATTGGTGATGCCAAACAACGATTTGACTTTACTAAACCCAGATATGCTACTGGGGGTCTAGTAGGTTACGCTCAAGGTGGAACAGTAGAGGATGAACAAATGAATAGACTAATGGAAGAGGGTGGCATGGCTGATGCTGGTGTCGCTCAGGAGCCTGTGACAGGTAATGAAGTTCCTCCGGGTGCCTTGCCTTCTGAAGTGCGTGATGATGTACCTGTACAACTCTCTGAGGGTGAGTATGTTGTACCTGCTGATGTACTGCGGTTCTTCGGTGTGCGCTTCTTTGAAGACCTGCGTAATCAAGCTAAACAGGGTATGGCAGAGATGCAATCTAATGGTCGCATTGGTGGTGCTAGTGTTGACTCTAATGGCGTCCCTGCACAGGATGATGATGAACTGACCCCAGAAGAAGAGCAGATGCTTCAGGCTGCTATGGGTGGTCAGGAAGCTCCTACTGGAATGGCTGAGGGTGGTGTTGTCCCCTTTGACCGCAGCAAGTTTACTCTAAGTAATAACACTTCTGAAAGAGAAACTCGTAAGTATATTGATCCAAAGACTGGCATTACTCAGATGTTCCAATTCTTTATGGGTTCACCTGTAACTCCTATCCCTACTAACTTTGTACCTTGGACACAGGAACTTCAAGATGCTGCTGCCAAGCCAGTTACCCCAACAATCGAACAACCTAAAGTAGCTCGTAATGACAGGGATAGAGATAGCGTAGACATTATGAAGGACGCTAAGGATAGTGGGGGTGATTCTGTTTTAAGTTACAAAAATTGGGCAGAAGAAAACTACGATGCTATTCAGAATGACCCCTATCAGTTTGGTATTGATGCACTGACAGATAAAAAAGGTGTTAATAAGGGTAAGACTGCTGCTGGTGTTGGTTTGTTGACAGGTCTTGCACCTGTTGCTATTGCAGGTCTAGGCTTTAGTTCAGCAGCTAAAATACAGAACATTGCAGAGGCTAATGCTGCACTAGAGGTTATGAAGGCTAAAGGTCTTACTGGTACCGCCAACTACGCTAACTTGCAGAAACTTACTACTGCCGCAACCAATGATCTTCCCGGATTACAACAACTCTTTGTAGAAAATCATCTTGCAGGTTCAGGTAAGAAGTACGGCACTAGTCTTGATGCTGTAAAAGCTGCAAGAGCGGGCACTACTACTCAAGCCTCTTCAATAATCCCTGTGAGCGATGTCCCTAAAGCATCTGCTGTGAGTGCGGCTACCCGTGAAAGAGTTAACTCTAGTGGCGTAGAAAAGCTTACTCCAGTGACAGATAGAGATCGTCAAGGAACTCCTGCCCTTATCCAACGACCTACTGCAGCCCCTGTTACAACCAGAATTACACCCACTACACAGCAGGAAAACGAAAAGAAAAAAGAAACTGCTAAAGTTACCAGTACCCTTGAGAAAACAAAATCAGGCCTTAAGGTTGGTGGCTTCAAAGATGGTGGCTTGATTACACGACCGACTAAAAAATAATAAGGCAACTCAGCTAAGGCTGACCCCAACATAAAGGATAAACTATGTCTAACGTAAAGCAAGTCTTTGTGGACCCTACCTACTCTAATCGTAGAGGTAAGCAACGGATTGAAGAGAGTGAGCGAGAGCTTGAGGAGTTGATGAAGGGTAACAGTCCTGAAGAGGAAGAAAAACCTGCAGTTGCTCCTGTTATTGAAGAAGAACCAACTGACCCTGAAGAGAAGTCTTTCAAGAAGCGTTATGGTGATCTCCGCCGTCATATGTCTGAGAAAGAAAAAGATTGGGAAGAGAAGTTCAAAGCCCTTGAATCAAACCCTACAACCCGACAAGTTCTACCCCCTAAGTCCGATGAAGATATTGCCGCTTGGGCTAGACAGTACCCTGACATTGCTTCTATCGTAGAGACTATTGCTACAAAGAAAGCAGATGAGAAACTTTCTAAATACAAAAACCAGTTTGAAGAGTATGAGAAAGTTACCTCTGATACTATGAGACAGAAGGCACACAATCTTATCCGCGAGTCTCACTCTGACTTTGATGAACTACGTAAGTCTGATACCTTCCATAACTGGGTGGATGAACAACCTAAGTGGATTCAAGATTCTCTCTATGAAAACGAGGATGATGCTAAAGCAGTGGTTCGTATCCTTGATCTGTATAAAGTAGACAAGGGTATTAATCCAACTGCAAAGAAGGCAAAGACTAAAGAAGCTGCTGCTATGGTATCTCCTCGCCAGAAAGCACAAGTAGACTTTGCTGAAGATGGTGCAAAGATTTACGAATCTCAAGTTGCTAAAATGTCTATGGATATGTACGGCAAGAATGAGACAAAGATCATGGAGGCTATTCGCAAAGGTAATTTTGTGTATGATGTCTCCGGTGGTGCAAGATAACACTTGACAACTAAAGACAATTCGATATAACTACAGGCAAGTAGCTACGGCCTCCACTAACCGGACACCCCTAGTTACTTGTTTTTCCCAAAAATTAAAAGTCTAAACGATCATTAAGACAAACCTGACTAAGTACAGGCCCGTCTCCCAGTAGGTTGGCAAACCGAACATGAGATGCACCCTAGAAATCGTGAGCCTCTTATACGTGTGTTTAGCTTCTCAGAGCCAAATATCATAGGAGTATTTCTCATGGCTTTTCAATCCGCTGCTGGTCATAGCAGCCTTCCCAATGGCAACTTTTCTTCGGTAATCTATTCCAAGAAAGTCCAACTCGCTTTCCGTAAGTCTACCGTTTGTGGTGACATCACGAACTCTGACTACTTTGGTGAAATTTCTTCTCAAGGCGATACCGTTCGTATCATCAAAGAGCCTGAAATTTCGGTGTCGGCTTATGCCCGTGGCACCCAAGTCCAAGCACAAGACCTGCAGGACGCTGACTTCTCGTTGGTAATCGACAAGGCTAACTACTTTGCCTTCAAGATTGACGACATTGAAGAGGCTCACTCGCACGTGAACTTCATGGACCTCGCTACCAATCGTGCTGCCTACCGTTTGGCTGACCAGCATGACCAAGAAGTTCTGGGCTACCTGTCGGGCTACAAGCAATCAGCTCTCCATGCTAACGCTGGTGCAGTGAACGATCAAGTCAATGGTATTAGAGCCGTCTCCACTGCTGGCTCGGACGAACTGTTGTCCTCGATGAAGTTGATCAAAAGCTCGTTTGGTAACATCACCACTGCTTCGGCTGCTGACCACTCGATCCCAGTTGCTGCTCGTCTTCCGGGTGCTACTGCTCTGCCGACTACTCACGTTTCGCCTGTCATGCTGATCAACCGCATGGCTCGTCTTTTGGACCAACAGAACGTAGACAAAGCTAACCGCTGGTTGGTTATTGACTCCGTGATGATGGAAGTTCTAATGGACGAAGACTCGCGCTTCCTGAATGCTGACTATGGTGATTCGGGCGCATTGCGTAACGGTCTGGTTCTGTCGAACTGGAATGGTTTCCGTGTGTATAGCTCGAACAACCTGCCTTCGGTTGGTACGGGTGCGGGTACTGTCGGTACTGCTAACCAGAACGCTAACTACGGTGTGATCGTTGCTGGTCATGATTCGGCTGTCGCTACTGCTGAACAGATCAACAAGACCGAAACCTACCGTGACCCGGACTCGTTTGCTGATATCATCCGTGGTATGCACCTGTATGGTCGCAAGATTCTGCGTCCTGAGGCTCTTGTTACGGCTAAGTACAACCTTGCCTAATAGGCTACACTAGGGTATCCCTTCGGGGGTACCTTTAACTGCCATACAACCTAGGAAAGGATTTTACTATGGCTCTTTCGCAATCCCTCCGCAACCGTGCTGTGGTTGTTGAGAAGTTTATCACGCTGGCTGCTACTGCTGGCACTAACGTGGGTGTTTCGGTTCCCGCTGGTACTTTGGTTCTGGCTGCTGGTATTGAAATCCTGTCGGCTGTTCCTGATGTTTCGGTTTATACCGCTGACGTTACGGATGGTACGACTGTGTTCGCTAACGATGTGTCTCTGGATGCTGCTACTATCAACACGATCCGTGCTGGTACTACTGCTGGCTTCATCGCTGCTGCTGACACCATTGACGTTGTGACCACCATCACGGGTTCTCCGGGCACTATCCCCGTCCGTGTATGGGCTGTTGTCATTGACGTTAATGACTGCGTCCTCCCTGCTGCAGAAGTTGACCGCGACACTCTGGCTTAATGAACTAACCTAGGGTATCCCTTCATTGGGGTACCCTTTTAACCCTTAAAGGACAAACCTATGGCATCTCTCAATGACCGGGTATTTGACAACGGTTTGACCGTTCTTGATACTGAAGCTAATAAAATTCTTATTACCTCTGCGATTGCTACTACCTACACTGAAGCTAACGCAACCTATGCTTTGGGTAACTCTACTACACTCTCTATTGGTGCCCCTGCAGACCGTTCTGGTGGTGGGCGTCAGGTTACTATTGCAGCCATTACTGATGGTTCTGTGACTGCTACTGGCACTGCTACGCACTATGCTATTGTGGATACATCCGCAACTTATGGTGGGCCTCGTCTACTAGCTGCTGGTGCTTTGACTGCATCTCAGGCTGTGACTAGTGGTAACACTTTTACCCTGACCTCGACCACTATTGGTATCCCGGACCCGGTGTAAATAAATGGTAACGCTTGTTAATCGCGCAAAGATGACTACAGCCACAACTGGCACAGGCACTATTACGCTTGGGTCTGCATCATCTGGCTATCAAAGTTTTGCTGCGGCGGGCGTTGCTGATGGAAACATAGTTAGATACGTAATTGAGGAAGGTACTGCGTGGGAAATTGGTATTGGTACTTATACCTCTGCTGGCACAACCCTATCGCGGACCCTTACTCAAGCAAGCACTGGTTCTTTACTCTCACTTGCTGGAGTTGCAACTGTCTTTGTTACTGCTGCTGCATCTGACCTTGCTACAATTACTGGCTATACTGGTGCCTTACAACTCCCCGTTGGTACTACTGCGGAGCGACCTACTGCGGCGGCGGGATTACTTCGTTATACTACAACACTTGCTGGACTTGAGTTTTATAATGCTACCAATTCTGCTTGGCAAGTTTTAGCTTCTGGAAGTACCTTTATCAACCCAACTACAACAACTGGTCAAGTAGCTTATACGTCCTCTGGTACGTTTTCTTTTACCGCCCCCGCTGGGGTTTACTACGTCAACGTACTTGCTATTGGTGGTGGTGGTAGGGGTAACAACAGTACTACTGGTGGTTCTGGTGGAGGCGGCGGTGGCCTAGGCTGGATAAATAACTATGCTGTTACTCCGGGCACGGCTTACACTGTGACAGTTGGCGAGGGCGGCGCGAGTTCTACTAACCCTGGTGGAAATAGTTTCTTCGTCAGCACTGCAACAGTCTGTGGTTTTGGTGGGGGTGTTGGCGTTAGTGGTTCTACGGCAAATGGTGGCTCTGGTGGTTCTTTTTTCCCTTCTGGTCAGGGTGGAATGGGCGGCGCGGGTGGAAATTCTATTGGTAATCTTAACGGTGGCGGTGGCGGTGGCGGTGGTTACTCTGGAAATGGTGGAGCTGGGGGCAACGGTAATACTGCAGGATCGGCTGGAACAGGTGGCGGTGGCGGTGGAGGCGGTGGTGGGAATACCGCAGACAGTTCCAATGGTGGTGGTGGAACAGGGTTGCTTGGACAAGGCACTTCAGGAGCTGGCGGCGGAATAGCTTCGGTGGGTTCAGGTGGTTCAGGTGGTGCGGCAGGGACTAGTAAGACTGGCGGCGCTTATGGGGCTGGCGGGGCGGGGGGAGACACTTCTTTTACTCTCAACTTCGGAAATGGTGGTGTTGGCGCTGTTCGCATCATCTACGGTTCTGGTCGTGCGTTCCCATCTACTAATACGGGAGACCTATGATGAGCAGCTTGTATAGCTACAAAGGGGCTTATCCCTATCCTTTACCAACAGATATGTCAAAATACAACTTGGCTGACTTTCAGTTGGCTGAAGAAAAACCTACATTCACCCCCGACCAAGTACTTGATTGGGATGGCTTCTCTTGGGTTGTTCGATATGCTAACGAAGCAGAAATTCAAATTCAATGGGCTGCTATACGAACCCAAAGAAACACACTTTTGTCAGCGTCTGACATTTACATTATTAGAGCCTATGAGATCAATGAACCTGTACCGCAGGAGACTGTAGACTACCGTCAGGCTTTGCGTGATGTCTCTAAACAATCTAGTCCTTTTACTATTGTATGGCCGACCGCACCTACAAAACCCTTTTGAGGTAGTTTAGTATGCTTGGTTTTAATCCCCTAGCTTCTACCCCGCTGGGGAGCCTTCCTGCTACTGATAGTGGTCCTCCTGCTGCAATACCTATTATAACTGGTGCGCCTGTTGTTGGTAGTGCAACTCTTACCCAAAATTTTAGTTTAACTGCGGTAAATATTGCAACAGGATCACCTGTTGTTGGAACCTCTACCTTAGGTTTCACTACTCCACTTTCTGCATCCGCCATTACCACTGGTACCCCAGAAGTCAATGCAACTACGCTTATTCAAACTTATGTTGTTGTTCTAACCTCTGGCACATCTTTTACTGTCCCCGCTAATTGGAATAATGCTGACAATAGTATTGAAGTTATTGGTGCTGGTGGCTCTGGTGCTGCTTCTCGCAATTCGGGTGTCAGATATGCTACAGGTGGTGGTGCTGGTGGCTATTCAAAAGTTACAAACCAAACTTTAACTGGTGTAGTCCCATATCAAATAGGTACGGCTGGTGTATCTGTTGTTAGATCAGCTATTGGAAACACAAACGGGAACGCAGGTACTGCAACATTTTTTGGAAATGCACTCCAAACACTCTCACTAGTTGCTGCAAATGGCGGTGGCGGGGGTATTGCTGCACAATCAGGGACGGCTGCTGGTGGTATCGGGGCATCACTCACAGGTGCTATTGGAAGTACAAAGTACACTGGTGGTAGTGGTGGTGCGCAAACCACATCTAGTGCAGTCATTGCATTTTCCAGTGGTGGTGGCGGTGCTGGTGGGCCGCAAGGTGCTGGCAACAACGGTGTCAGTGGTAACACTGATAGTGGTACTAATGGTGGCTCTGGTGGTGCAGGGTTTGGCGGTATTGCTGGGACTGGTAGGAACTCATCCACCGGGGGTTCAAACGGGGGTAACGGGGCTGATATTCTTTCTGCTTATGGAAGTGGTGGCGGAGGTGGTGGCCATAGAACGGTTGATGGTTCTGGAACTTATGTAGGTTTCTCAGGCGGGAACTACGGTGGCGGTGGCGGTGGTATAACCATAACTGGTGGTACTATCACATCTGGTGCTGGTGCTGGTGGCCTAATTGTTATCCGTTATGTTCCTGCAGTAACTTCAACAGCCCTAACTGCGTCTAGTATTACCACTGGTACACCTGTTGTTGACAGTGCAACTCTTAGCCAGAATCATGTTATCTCTGCAACAGAAATAACTACAGGCTCTCCTGTCGTTG